TTAGATAATGCCTCTTGAATGCAGGTACTCTATCATGACGATGAATCTTGTAAGGTCAATAGGTTTGTATTCGGCATAACACATGGTCTCATTGCAAAGAAAGTCGAAATCAACCTTTCCTTTTAAAAAGTCTATGACAGCCGATCTGCATTGCTCAAGGTATTCGGTAAAATCGGTGTCATTATCAAACCAACGCTTGCAATTGTAATTGTCGATACCCATGATGCTCAACAAGCACATGGCCTCCGTAATACTCGGCTTTTTCTTCAAAACAAAGCCAAGGCGAGTTGTGTTGCCGGATTGGTATGTGGCAAATGTAATGTCATTTGTCTTGAATCGTTTATGGCATCTTGAAGACATTAGAGTAATTTTTGAGAACAGATATTTATTAGAATATAGCTGTTTAATCAAAAATTAGTTTAGCCTGTGTTAAAGTGGTTCCGTTTGGTAATTTGGTTTCTTCAAGACAGTCTTGATTGAATCTTTCGCAACCTTTTTTGAAATATTCAGGGTCTATTTCACAACCATCGTAATCAAACCCCATTTTATAGGCGGCTATCCTTGACGGTTGGCTACCCATGTGGGTATCAAGGATTTTATCTCCGGGGTTTGCGAATGTTTTTAGCAAGTACATATACAGAGATACTGGTTTGGCGGTTGGATGCCATGTGATTTTATCCAAGTTACCTCCTCTATTTGGTATGCGGACGAGTTTTGCTGGTTTGTCGAACGATGTCCAAGCATATTCACATTGCGAGAAGTTCTCCCAAACTTGTATCTTGTCCCAGCAGACAAAGCACCGGGCAGGGGGCAAGTCAAAGTAGTTGCCGCCCCAGATAATTTGATTCTTGCTCACTCGGAACAATTCATCAAAGTATTCTTGCGGCGGCCTGAAGTCCCATTTTTGTATGTTGCCTCTATTAAGGGAGCGATTTTTCAACTTGCCCCTACCATGAGTGCTTTTAGGGTTAAGGCCATATGGCGGATCAACTATAGCGATGTCAAATGCTTTGTCTTGACATCCCGCCATGAACTCCATACAGTCTATATTGTAAACATTGTTGGTCATTTCATTGGTATTTCTCGATGATTGGGGTGCAAATCTCTAAAACCTTGACAACTTTATCCAAATCAAACCAATCATCTGAGCGAACGCCGCTTTCCATATCAATCCAAAAGCTCCCATCAGCTTTGTCCATAAGATATTGTATTTTTTCTGCAACATTTTCTGGGTTAATACCACCTGCATACCCGATTTTTAAAATTTTTCGTGATTGGGAAATTTTTAAAGTTTGTATTGGCGTGTCAATGCCACGACCTCCGCTTGCATCAAGTAAGACGGAAAATTTGTCAAAAAATGATGGGAATCCACCATAGCGTTGTGCGGTTCCTTTGATAACATCAAGTTCCTTTATGCTATGTTGTTGTATGATAATTTCCTGTCCATCTATCAATGATGGTGTTACGTGACGGGGGTTGTCTTTACGGCAAGCGATATTGAGTTGAATTCTTTTGTACATGTGAAGCAATTCAGAGGTCAGCCTATTGACTTTAAACCAATCGCCTATAGCGCAATCATGTGCTGCTGATCCGCATACATGAAGGGCAAGATTCAACCCTTTATCAAACAATTTTACCATATTGTCAGGGTTAAAATAACGATTGCCATTTTCGTACCAGTGATAACTTGTTAGTACTCCAAATTCAGCGATTGGATATTTTGATTGGATTTTCTGCAAGGCGTTGATGTCGGTTTTTTCGTCAATACCCGTAAATGTAATGTGTTTTAGTTTCATAGCTTACTATTCTGTTGTAAATTTTCTTCAATAATTTTTTCGTCTTTATAAAAGGCTAAGATACCGTCATGACATCCTTCTGGATAATATGCGAATCCGTCATTTTGCAATGCCTCAACATATTTGTCAAGAACTGTTTTGTCGCCACAATTATGTGTGTTGATGAATTTTACAGTTCTCTTGGTTTTACAAAGTCTTTCCATGTCATACAGGCTAAGCCTAAGCGCCAATCGCTTGTTGTCTGCATTAAGTTCAATATTGGCATAAACTGCACAAATGCATAATAATGCCAACAAGATAATAATTGCTATCATAGTCTTTCTTATTGAATGTAATTCTTAATTAGAGGCCCAAGGTTGTCTTCAATAATCTTCATGAGATTATCAAAGTCATATCCAAGTTCTTTTCCTGCAGTACCCGGATTGACAAACAAATCAGACATATACATTATATATCTGTCGTATGCCTTGTCGCATTCCCTGGCGCATTGTTTGGTCTCTCCAAGAATAAGTCCGTGCTTTGAAAGCAAGTCGTTGGCTTGGTCCTCATAACCCTTGGCCAGTGTTCTCAAAAGCATGGATGCTGACAGGCAGTGGTTGATTTCCTCAACGGCTTCTTTGTCGTTTTTCAAGTCGTCTATTTTCTTTTGTGATGGTCGCATCATAACTTATACCTCCTATAACTAACTCGCCAATCTTGAACATAAAGCCTCGCATAACACGCGCCCCATGTTGACTTCAACGGCATTGCCGATAAACTTCTTCTGCTCCGACTGGGTGCCAACGAGAACATAATCTTCAGGGAATCCCATAATCTTTTTAAGCTCGTTCACTTTCAACATTCTCATACAGACATCTACAATGCCGTATAGTGCCATAAACTCTTTGATTTTCTTAGTCATTGGCGTGTCGTTTTCGTATATTGCTATACCTACGCCATCTTTCGTAGAAATAAGATATGGTGGCATTTTATCCATACGAGCGATGAGTGTAAAACATGGGTTATCCACACTTCCACCCGCAGACTGGTATTGTGGATTCATGAGATATTGATGAACGGACACCATCTTTTGTTTGGGCGTTGTCAGTACTGCGGGATTGGGTTCCTCAATACTTGACAGTTGGCCACCTCCGCTATATTCATTTGTCATGAAATGACTGCTTACCAATGCAAGATGACCAACAGTCTTTAATACAGGAGCGGGCTCTTCTATGGAGTGCTCGTGTCCATTGCCATAATATGCATCAATGAATTGCGCAGACGCAAGAGCGTGATGGTCTTTACATGTAACTGTGCCGCATGGTGCGTCCAAACTAATGTTTTTTCCATTAGGATCACCACTGAATTGCTTTGACAAAAACTGCACCTTAGCCAGCCCAAGTCTGTTTTGACATGCTACCGTAGGACACGGCTCGTCAATACCGGGAGCAGCGTATTGCTTGTTTGAATTCATGGAATTGTACTTGACGAGAAAAGCATCTTTACCGCCTGCAACGAACTTTATCAATCCGGCGTAAATACGTTCAAGTGTTTTTTCACACAAGGCTTTTTTACGGCCAAATATGCTTTCACCCTCATCGTTAAGGTCGAGGACATCGCGAACTGGACGCCATTTGCTGTATGGTTCAAACAAACCGCCTTCTGTTGTCTTTTTTGAATGGGTCTGTGGGGGAAAAACTATATCCAGTCCATTTTTGGCAAACATGCCAAAGAACCTTTTGCGACTTGTGTATGCACCAAAATCGGCAGCATTCAGTAGTCTGAAATCATAGTGGTACCCGTATTTAACAACATCATTTACCCACTTCATGTAGCAGCGGCCCCTATCTTTACTAACAGGATGTCCGTTTTTATCCAAATCTCCCCAGCACATGAATTCCTCTACATTTTCTATCTGAATGTAATCGGGCCCGATTGCCTCAATGTAGCGGAACAGATGTTCTGCCAGTGTCCTGCTGTCGGCATCGCGAGGCTGCCCACCCTTTGCCTTGCTGAAATTAGTGCATTCAAGCGAAGCGTGTAACATAATGAATGATTGCGGGTGACATTCTCTTGTGGTTTTCACAAGTTTCTCCAATCCGCCAAGATTAAGGGTGCGAATATCTTCAATGTAATGCAGCGTGTCAGGATGGTTGGAGGCATGTGATTTTATAGCGTTAGGGTCGTGGTTCACACAGGCGATTACTTTTGCACACTTTTCTCCATTTAACCGAGCCTGCTCAATGCCAGTGGTTTCCCCGCCGGCACCACAAAACAGGTCTATTGCAAATACCTTGTAATCTGGACAAGAACGGATGTATTTTAATTGTTTGCTTAAACTGTCCATTTTATTTAGATTTAAGTATGATTATCTATTATCACCGCTTCCACTGATAACATTCCTTTGCTTGCGAGACGCCAGCTTCTCAATATTCATCTTTGCAACATCCGACAGTGAATATCCGATGTCGTTTGAAAGGACGGCAACATACCATAGAACGTCACCAAGTTCTTTTGCAATTTCAGTTTTCTTTTCATCGGTAAAAACAGTATCGCTGTCGCGAATAACCTTTTTTACTTTGTCGGACACTTCACCTGCTTCGCCTGTAAGACCGAGAGCGGGATAGATAATTTTGTACTGCTCCGGATAGATGGCAGTTGTAAGTGCATCTTTTTGATAATCATCAAGTTGATAGTTGTTCATGGTGTTATTTTTTGTTGTGTTTTAAATCTATTTTATGTAATTCTATCAGCAGTTTTGCTTTTTCTTTGTCCAGACATTTCCGACAATATGGGCTACTGGGGATGTCCGGGTCAATAACAGGCCAAAAGGCGACGGCTTGCTGTCCACATATACAGCAGCAGCAATCAGATGCTTTTACAATTTTTGAGTTTCCCATTTTTCTCTTTTTTGAATCGTTTCAAAACTTCTCCATAATAACCTTTTTCCTTCATTGCCACAAGGTCTGCATGAGAATATTCATGAAACATATCATCCGCAATCTTAATTATGGATTTTATGTCATCAGTGGTTATCTCTGCCTTTTCATGGCCTTTGAGAAAACCTCTTTCAAATGCCAAAGCACAAATGCTGGCGTTAGCGGGAGTGCATTTGCTTAAAATTGGACATTTCCTGCAGTTTTTGCCATCATTATGCCGTCTTGCCAATTGCTTGAGACGTGTTGATTTTCCTATTATCATGGCTTAATATAATCTACGTAATTTAAATTCCCGGTCTTTGTACCCGTGCTTGGAATCCCATAATTTCATGCGGCGGCATCTGCCAGCGCATCCAAGCGTAATATGGAATTTGGCATCGGAATACTTACTGCTTAAAAGAGCACAAATTCCTTCTGTCAAAAGGCTTTTACAAGCCATGCGATGTTGAAATCTTTCAATCGGTTCTGGAATTTTTTCTTTCTTTTCCATTATTCAACTTCTTGAAGTTTGATGGAGATTCCAATCATGGCAAAAGCCAAATACATTTCTTTTAAGTCTTTGTCATCCACTTCGGATAACATTTCAGGAGGGATTTCAATAACTCCATCAGTGCATTTTTTAACTGCTTCTTCAAGGCGTGTTTCGTCGTCGCCTGTTGCTTGCTGCATCATTACCGCTTCGGCAAGTTTCACCATCTTGGGTGGGATTTCAATACAAATTTTCATATTATTTAATTTTTGTGGTTTAATCTATTATTACATTGTTATTGTTATAATCGGAAACATATACCCGGCAGGGTGTGTAGGAGGATGGGCCGTCGTACATAATTACTGTCTTGTCTTTCGGCATTTTTTCCAACTCGTTTATTAGTTCGGCCACGGTCATGGTCTGTCGATTTGAGCTGACATACAATGAGGCGCTTTCTGATTACCTCCAAAGTAAAATCCACAGCCGTAAAACATGAAGACATTTGGTGTAGGCATGGCTCCGTACAGAACTGTGCGACCGTTGACTGTGAAATTGTAGAATGTGCAAGCAATATCAACGGTGAAATTCAAATCGAGGTCAACCCATTGGTTAAGGTCAAGTTCAAAGTCTTTGATTTCCTTGCGGCTTGGTTTCTCGTAGTCTTCGCGATAAACGATAGTACTTAGCTCAATCTTTTGCTTCTGGGTGTTCCAGCGCCAGCCAAAACGGAGCGAATTTTTGTGGATGCCACGTGCGCCGAAGCATACGCCGAAGACTTTATTCCAATCTTTATGATCCTCGTTGCCAAGGTCATAGGCACGGTTTGGGTTGAATTTTACACGACGGCTAACCGTGTAACTCATGTCGGTCATCATCAATCCTATCGGGCAGAAGAATGCAGGAATGCCTATTGGCCGGTGTAAATTTTTTAAGATAGTCTTTTTCATAATTTATCCTCTTGTTACAATTTCATAAATCTTATCGCAAACATCCATGTCGTATGCAGCGTCGTGCAATTTGTCGTCCTCGACGGCAATACCCAGTGTTTTTGCGACTGTACCCTGTTTGAAGTTCTCCATGGCAGCTCTGCGTTCCAATAGATATTGAGTTGCAAGCGGCATTACATCAATGCAGTTGCTCCAGAACCATGCACCAAAGTAAGGGTCTCCGCATTTATCAAAGAACGCACGGAAAAACTGGTTATCGAATGGTCCGATATTATATCCCATTAAGAAGAACTTGTCTTTTTTATCGTATCTGTCAACATATTTAGACATCATGGCTATCAGTTTTTGATGCACTTCAAATCCGCTTGGATATGCCATGATCTGCTCTTTTGTCACACCTCCAACCTGCAAAGCCTCTTCTTCTATCACATCATTTTCAAATGGTCTGACATGGAAGTTGAATGATTCAACTTTAACACCTCCAATCTTAATGAAGCCGCTGATTTGATGGATTCCGTTTGTCTTGTAATCTATGCCTGTTGTTTCAAGGTCATACATGAAAATTTTTGCCATAGTGTTTGTTTTTTGTAGTTTATTATCGTGTTATAATTCTCATTTTGATTTGTTTCCAAAAACCTCTTTGTAACATTTCGAGCAGAACTCAGCACCATCGCAGTCTAAACAATAGTCGTTGTCATGCTCTATTAGTTTCCCGCACTGGGTGCAGATTGCAATGGCGCGATCCACACGCTTGGCAAACTTGATGGCATCTTCCCAGCCTTTTTCATAGGCGAGATATGAATTTTGCGGAATCTTATGGCCGTTGGCATCGGCATATTTCCGTTCTCTGATAAATTGTTTGTCTAAATTGCTGATATTCATAATATTACTTCTTTTTTGTGATCGACCTTTGAACTGCTTCGTAATTTTCTTTAAAGTTAGGTTTTAGCACAAAACCAGTACAGCCATCTTTGAATGTTGGCATCTGAATCCAGTCAGCATCCAGCAAGGTTATGAGTAGTTCTTCACGCTTAACTCCGTTGAACAACTTTTGCCCTTTTAATGTGCATTCATGGGGGTTCATGTTTTTGATGTAACAATCAGAACCGCCCCAAGGCGTATCAATATAATAATCAATCCTTTCCTCTGTATTACACATGTCTTTGAAGTGTTCGCAATAGTAGCATAAGCCGCGTTTGGCGGGATTGCAACGACAAGCGGCCTCGTGGCGAGACATACCGGCCTTTGTCTTTGAAATCTTATTGCAGTATTCGCACTCAAATATCTTAATCGTCTTTTCTATCATTTTCTACCTCCTATCGGCCATTCCTGATAAACAACTCCGTCTATTGAACAGCCATTCTGTTTCTTGTCTCGTCTGATGCCGTCTTCACCCCAAGTACCCCATTGTTTGAAGAAGAAAGGAACGTTCTGCGTCTTGCACTGATGCTGAATGTTCAGAACCCACTCCTTCTGCATTGGGCGGGCTTGTGTGCCACTTTCTCCGCCAACGATGACCCAATTTATGCCTTCCAGATTAAGTGCTCCTAAATCGCCTAAAAGCGGCTCACACGATAAGAACTTAATGTGGTTAGTTTTGATTAAAGACAGCTCTACCTTTCGCCATGAGTAGTCGGGATGTTCTAAAGTGGTCCCAATCCACATATTGGCTGGAAGATTGTATCTTGAATCAAAGTATTCGCGCATCCTGTTCGGGCGTTTTGTCAAGATTTGGTATGTGTGCCGCGGTGTCTCTCTTATGACATCCATTACCTCGTCAACAAAGGAAAATGGCACGTCTTTGTGGAATAAATCTGCCATCGAGCATACAAAGAACATTGACGACTCTTTAATTTTCTTCGGCTCATTCAATGCTCCCGGATGGAGTGTTAATTGGAATCCGTTTGCATAGCGTTTCTGCCCCATGCCTTGCAATCTCTTGGCCATTGTCTCAGCATAGCAGTGACGACAACCTTCAGATACTTTGGAACATCCAGTAACCGGATTCCAAGTTCTTTCGGTCCAGTTTATACTTGTCTTTCCCATAGCTTTATTGCAGTTTAGTTAAACACCATTTGATAAATTCATCTTGAATCTTGGCGGCTCTTTTGGGTGGCAGGTGTAATCCACCAGTGCCGATTAAATGACCCCATCCCCGAAAATAGCCGATGAGTTTTCCGTCTTGATACAAGTCGCAAGCGTTTTTGACTTCGAGGTTCGACATCTTGACCGCTGACGCATCATCGTTCAATAGCGCCGCAAAATTTTTGGCTAAATAGCGGTCGGAAAAATCCTCAAACGTAAAGACCATTGTGCCCTCGCTATCGAATATATAGAAGTCGCAGTCGTTGTTGAATGGCGGCTTCCATACGTCGCGATAGTCTCTTATTTCTCTTTTCGACTTTTGACCGCCGGTGGCTTCTGCAAGATTCTTTACCGAATCTTCTCTGGCTGTGAGAGGAACGGCACTCCACCATGTATCTTTGTTTTTCTTACTCATATTCTTTGGTTTATAATAATTCCAGTGTTAATTGGCTTGACTCATTTTTTATTCTTGCCAATGATTTGTTGTAATACTCTTCATTTGTTTCAAATCCGATAAAGCGACGACCTTCTTTTAAAGCCGCAACCGCCGTCGTTCCACTACCCATACACGAATCAAGTATTGTTTCGCCCGGATTAGTGAATGTACGAATTAGATATCTCAGTAGTTCCACGGGCTTCTGGGTAGGATGAAGTACCGTGCTTTCGTGTTCTTTCTTTATTTCAATAATTGAACGTGGCATTTTTTTGCCTTCCGGCACAGTGGACGCGACTCTCGGAACGCTCTCGTAGGTGCGACCTTGATAATCGCGTCCATATTCTCCATAGCATCTATTAGTATGCTTATGTGGCCCGTTTCCCTGTACGTGATTCGGTTCACCGTCAATATACTGTGGATTATAAGTCGGAAGTTGTTTGTAGAATACACAAATGTCCTCATGGCATCTGAGAGGCATTCTGTTAGCGTTTAAAAAGCCTGTCACTCTCATCTTATTCCAAACAAGGTTATAGCGCCAAAGTTTAGGATTACTCATCATGAGCTGCGCCGTAAACATACCTTGTCCAAACAAGAGTATCGCTCCATTATCCTTGATGATTCTTTCGTACTGCTTCCATAGAGGCTCAAATGGGATTATATTATCCCACTGAGCGTGTGGGTTATCGCGATGAAGCACACCGTACGGGAGGTCGGTAATTATCAAATCTATGCTTCCATCTTGGATGCGTTGCATTCCACTCAGGCAGTCTTCGTTGTAGATATGGTTAAGTTCAATCATTAGTGACAGGCGTTTTTAAACATTAGAATTGCGGAGTGTCATCCTTAGTATCACGTACTACGGAAATGACGCCTTACAACATATACTCCGTCGGTTAGGTAGTCATCGTTGAATCGAAGTGCAAAAGGCTCGTATTTGTTGCCCCTTTTGATGTAAAGAGTTCCACCGTCATCCTTTTTCTCTTCGACATAGGGTTCGTATCTCCCTTTTTCGTTCTTTACGTATAGTTGCGGCTTTTTCATGACTACTGCTCGGGTTTGTAGGCAAAACAAAACTCTTCCGGAATAATCACATTGCAATTGATTGTATTGGCCGACTGCATAGTGATTGTATATGGGTCGGTTTCGCCTTTTTCAGCGCGTTTCTCTGCAAAGTGCTCTTCAACAATATGCCTTGCATCGTCAGCAGTGTCGGCTGATACGACATAGCTGTATGGTCCGAATGTAAATGTACGTTCATCGCTCCGAACTTCGGCTTGGATTGACACTGAATACCATTCTCTTTCCTTTTCAAATCCCAAGACATGGTTCGAGTATTCCTTGTTGATGATGATACTCTGCTCGACTTTCTTGATGGCGTTGATTCTGAAGTCGCCCTTGTAGTTCAGCTCAATGTAATCCTTGGCAATATCATAGGCGTTAAGGGCATTGTCGGCATATAACAGAATTGTGAGTTTGGTTTTGTAACCAGAAACCTTTACTTCCCATACACCCCAAGAACTTTTTTCTACAATAGAAGCTCTGCGTTGTTGATTGCTGAGCACAACCTCCTTGATGTCTCCGGATTGGAAGTGAAATAACAGCGCAGAAAAGTCATCAAAATCCAAATGCTCTCCCTTTGGGTACAGCAAATGACTTCTTTCTACGCTAACGGTCTGGCCGTTGTCCTCGTTCACAAAATCTTCAGTCCATTTCTGTAGGACTGTTTCAGCCGTGTAGCAGAAATCTGTGCGATTGACCGATTCAAGTTCACTCGCGTTTTCTACTCTGATGGTTTGTTCGTCTTTTCTTGTTTCCATAATGTGTATTAGTGTTTATTAGTTAAAACAGAATTCGTTTATTATCTTTTTGAGACTGTCGAAGTCATCGCAGAAGTCAAGGTTTTTGACATCGCCTATTGTGAATTGCTTCATTCTTGTGTTATACATATCGAAGTCTTTTTCAAGCCTTTTGAATGACGCTTTTGCTTCTCCGATACACAAACCCCTACTCTTAAGGACATCATTCGCCTCATTTATGTAATCGAATGCAATACTCATTAGAAGGTATGATGCAGTTAGTCGTTTGTTGACGAAAGACATCATTTCAGCGTCTGCTTGGAGCGACTCGATAGCTTTTTTCGATGGTGTCATAGTTAAAGTTTTATTACGTAGAATTTCATACCGGCAGCTTTCATTATCCTGCTTTCACTCATTATCTTTATCTGATCAAAATCCACACGTCCTTTTCTTAGATAATCAGCAACGGCTTCGATAGGGTCGGTTAGGTCTTTTTCGTCTATTCTTCTTATGAATGTCAGATTGCCGTTTTCTTCAAGTTTATATACGCATTTCATTTATTAGTTTTGAGATTTCTACAAGACCTGCCATAGCCTGTCTCAATACAGTCATAATCACCTTCAGGCTCTTTGGCTCTGACAAAGCAGACTTCGTTTCCGTTGGCCCAGCGATAGCAATATCCGCTACAAGCGGTCGGGGAGTGTTTGCTGTATGCCTGACATTGCTTGCAGCCGTCAGGCTTCTCGCATTTGATAGTCATAAACAACTCTCCGTTTATCTCGGTTAGTTGGCCGGGCATAATCGTGTTTGATTGTACGTAGTTTTTCATAATTCAGCTTTTATTGGTTGTTACGTCCACACCAATGTAAAATTGGACGGCGTTGTTTATCAACTGGCTTCTCGCTTGTTACGGCATAGAAAACCTCTTGTTCAATATCAAATACGATTGCAGTGAGAGTTTCACCGTGAAAGACATCGGTAAGTTCCACAATATCGAGATATTTAACAACCTCGCGCAATGTTGCGGCGCGTAACGTCTGCTCTTTGAAGTCATCTGTGATTTTAATGCCATCACTGTACCATATTCTTTCCGGATATCCGTCGGGATCAATTTCTCCCATCTGTGAGTCGCGCCAGCAGTTTACAGCAGCGTCGAACCATCTGTCATCAGTGACTACGGCTGTCGCCCAATGCTCGTTTTCGAGCCAGGAGACAAACATGCCCCTTTGAAGGTCTTCGAGTTTGAGGCTTTTTTCAAAATCGGCCTCAAGCAACACACCTTTAATCGGTGTTGTAATGCTACATTTTCTTCTTTGTGTCATGGTATAAAGTATTAGTGTTGTTAATGCTTTTAGAATGGTGGTTCCTCGTTTCTTGGCGTCAGCCAGTCGTCGGAATCGTCATTGTCAAAATAGTCATTGGCTGGCATTTGCAGTGTCTGTTGTACAGGCTGCTTATACCATCCATAAACTTTGTTTTCTGACATTTCATTGAGGAATCTTCTACTCTCTATCTCGTAATGTAAGCCCACGAGGTAATCCACGATACCATACATCCTGTTCTTTGCCACCTCTATGACGTTGCCGAAATTCTGGTATTTTTCAATGGTGTCTGGTGTAAAGAATTCACTACCTGCCTTAATGAAATCCCTGTTCACGCGGTGCATGATAAAAATGTTGTCGGCTGCGTTCTGAATATCGCCGGTACCACTGATGTCGTTTTTACGCAGGAATGTCATTACTTTCCTTGGATGGGCTACCAGTATGATGTGGGTTGATTCTTTCTTGGCGAAATCCTTGATTTGTAAAACCAAATCCTTCTGTTTGTTGTTTTTGTCGCCATCAAAGATATCTATATCGAGGGTGAATAAGTTGTCCAATATGAAAACTCTAACCCCACGATTCAGCATTTCTTTCATATCGTTGAATATCTGCTCCCATTTGCAGCCATATTCGTTGTTGTATATAAAGAGCTTGCCTTCAAGCCATTCGTCTATCGCCGCCGACACATTGTCCGGGACATAAAAACCGTCATATTTGTTGCTTGCCAGCAAAAACTTTTTGCCAGCAGCAACCATCTGAATCCAAGTTTTTAAAATATCAGCACGAAGCTCACCGGACCAAAGAGCAACTTTCTCATTCTGCTCGATAATGTTAAGAATCAGAGAATTAAGCCAACTACTCTTGCCAGATGAGTTGGAACCGCTCAATATGGAAATCTCGCTCATGTGCAGACCTTTGATTTTTCTGTCAAGTTCTGTGAATCCTGTGCGGACTTTCTCAATTTGAGAGAGGTTTATATTTCTGATTTGAGACAAACTCAACCACTTAACACCGAGCTCGCTAACCTCTTCCTTGATTTCATATTTGGGCTTGGAGGTCGTGTATTGCCTTGGAGTATATGACTGCTGTGGCTGATACTTGCGTTCATAAGCATCCGGCTCATAGAACATTCTGAAATCATGCCAAGTCCTGTCTTTGCAATGAGAGTGGGTGCAATTGAATGTTATCTTTCCATCGGTGTCTTGGAACAAGGCACTATCCCATTTTTTGTGGTCGCTGTGTGAATCAACCCAAGGACATTGCTCAAGCTCGTACAAAGTGCTCGACCCTGATTTTTTCTCGCGGTATCTTATACCATGCTCATTGAGCCATGTCACAAGATTGAATGGCTGTGCGTTGTTGTATTGTTGATGGCCGCGATTGGGAAGAGGCCTGGGTTCTTCTTTGGGGAGTAAATCGGCTATCTTTTTAAATAGAGAGTCGTCATTATGCGATAAATCCTGTGGGATTTTCAATATCCGGCTGATTCGCCAAGGTCTGTCCGAACTATCAGCACCTTTCTTTGCCCATGTTCCAACCAATTTGTCAATACGAGCAGGATTGAAAACTTTTTCATCTATCTCAACAAATTCATCACTAAACATCTTGCTAAGTGATTGAAGAAATCTCTTAACAAGTTCGTTGTGTTCATCATCATTAGGCATGTCGCAGGGAACATAGCAATGATATCCGTTGCCGCTACATGTGATGATAGGCTCTTTAAAACCCTGTTCCATTAGATAGCGAAACACAGCAACGCATTTCAAATGCGACTTTTCGTATTCTTCGTTGCTCGCACTTATACCGGCCGCTCGTTTCGGGTCAAGGTCAATAAGTACGAAAGTCCTATGTGTTATATCGCCATCAGTGGTGGTGCTCTTAGGTTTTTTAACAAACTGATTACGTTGCTCGCGGCTGTATAACGCATCATTGATGTCGTTAAGAGTAAAGTACGCCTGCATTGCACCATAATATTGACAGCTGTTATGGTCCAATAAAGGGCGTAATTGCGTTATGAGCGTTTCAATGTCGGTAAAATAACCACTGTAAGTGGTCTTTCCGAGCAGACGAACTTCAACCAGCTTTCCGCTGCCTTTAAATACACGCCACCAAAGTCTAATTTGCTGTTCGTCTATTTCATACATGGTTTGTTCCTCCTTAAATTGCCCGGATTACTCCTTGTTCCACTTCTTTGTTGCTGCATCCCAAACACGGAATCCGCGTCCGTTATGGAACATCACTCTTGCTTTGTCTGGCCTGTCGTCGTCATTGTAGCCATCACTGAACATACTTTCGTCTAAACCGATGTATATGTAACAACCGTAATGGTTATTCCATGATAGAAATGCAGTGGTGGTTGGACAATAAGACTGTGAACTTTGCCTGTCTGGGTCGTAGAGCACAGAACCATTTCTGTCATATACAACAGAATCATAATATCTGCCGTTAAGATAGCCTTCGAAATCTTTTAAATACTGTCTGTGGTTTGATTTGTAATAGAAAGGAATGTGCTTTATAGCCTTTTCCTTATCTTCATCCGACATAGCGCACCAGCGTTTGAAAGCGTTCTTTTTACTGCCTTTTCTGCCGGTGGCTGCGTATGCCTTTTCAAAGTCTTCCGCAGAATCGGCAGTGCTTTTTTGCTCTTTTGCTTTTTCTGCCTGCGGTGTTTCCTCAATCACAGCATTATCATTGCGAGTGATTTTATAAAAAACGTTTTTTGTTTTATTTGTGAATGATTCTTTTTTTGCAATAAGACCTTTTTCTGTAAGTGCATTGAGGTTCTTTAAAACATTCGCTTTTGTCAGTCCCGTCCATTCGCTGATGTATTTTAGTGTGCCTGTGAACAACTGGTCCTCTGTTTGGGAGAAACCGTATATTATTGAATAGATCATAAGTTCACTGCCCTTGAGGTCGTATTCAGCCCTTGCAAATCCGGGAATAGTTATATAGTTTTCTGATGTTATCATGGTTAGCGACTTTAATTAGCCAGTTCGATTTCAAGGCCCTTGTGAGCGATATATGTTGGAATACCTGTAGCTCTTTCGGCTTCGGCCTTGAATTCTGGTCCGTTGGAGTTGTTGCCAGATAAGTGAATGAGGATTATTTCATTCACTTTGCTTAAATCATTGGCTTCGAGTATTCCTTTTGTTGTCTGTAGTTCCATGTGCGACCCCAGTAATCTCTTTTTCATTGCCGGTGACACATACCCCTGTTCTATATTGTAATCAAGGATGCGGTCGTCGTAGTTGGCTTCAATCATGATATGGTTCAAGCCTTGGAACTTGTATTCAAGCATCATGGTGTCAGTGGCAAACAGCAGCTTGCCCATTTCATCATGAGTGATTACGAAACCGACGCACGGCACATCATGGCTGACGGAAAATGGGAAAATTTTAAAACCGCCCACCTTGAAGCCGCGCATCGGTTCGATGGCGTGACAAAAATGACTGTCGTGTAATCCGAAAAACACATATTCAAGTGCGAAGACTGGTATTCCCATCTTGGCCAATTCGGAAGCAGAGAGGGAGTGGTCTTTGTGGATATGACTTATCAACACGCCGACCACTCCTGATATATTAAAATCAAGACCCTTCTTAATTTCCGACAATGCGAGTCCAGCCTCCAAGACCAAAGTCTCATTGGATGCTTTTAACAGATAGCAATTGCCACTGCTGCCCGAGCCAAGACATATCATCTTCATATCACCTGCTTATGCCTTTTTCAATATCCGGGACCTTCGTTGTTGTCTCCGCCGTTGAATAGGTTTGCATCTTGTCCATCCTGCTGTTTTGCCTTGCTCTTCTTTGGAGCTTTCTGCTCTGGCTCGTTTTTCACTTCGCCTGTTTCCGAGTCCACTTCTTCATAGTCAACATCATCGGTGTCTATTTCTGTGGCATTGGCGTTTTCTGCAATAGCTTCATTACGCTCCATATACGCCTTCTTTTCGTAATCAAGTTCGCTTGCAAATGCCTGAATCATTTCAACGGACAGATAGCCGTGCTTTGACAAAAGACGTCTCAGACAAGTTTTAACCCCCATGTCGTTAAAGTTCCCAAGCCAGCCAACCGTGTCTGATTTGGGTTCCTCGTTGGCGAGTTTTATAAGCATCGGAACCGTTATTTTCTGATTGAATTTGAGTGACGGAGCATACCTCTTGGCGTATTTCGCCATATCCTCAACAGTCATGTAGATGGTCTTCTCCATGTTGTTAAGCAGTCTGAAGTAAGCGAAATAACCGACAACCTTATCTGACTTCTTTTCGCCGCTAATGTCAATCATTCCACTCAATTTGTCGGAACTCTTGAACTCGCCTTCATAAACCAAGCCTTCATTGATGAAGCGATATTGACCGGTTCTCATGGCAAGCTGCTCGTAGCCTTTATAGCCAGCAACAAAAGTGGGGGTTGGAACTTTGTCATAGACCGGCTTTTGCGTCTTCGGGTCTAAAACATCGTTACCTTTTTCGTCAACTTTTTTGACGCTGTTGTTGAATACTACGATATAAGCAAAGCCAAGGGCCTTGTTAAGGGGGAGATTCATCGTTGCCGCGCGTAATGCTTCGGCAATGATAGCCTGCGGTTTGCAAGTTTGGAGTTGTTTGTCGCCAACGTAAAGGTCGATCAAAGATGCCACAAAAGCATCTTTGTGTTTGCCAAGAGCGTTGTTAAACTGCTCCTGTACGCTGTCGGCGTTAATCATTGACTTAAACACGTCAACGGAACGTGTTTTTTGTGTCGCGACAGCCTGTGATTGGTTAGTGATATTTGCCATTGTGAATTATTTTTTGATTATGTTTCCAAGAAAATTGCACATAGCGCTTTTTGTGATAATCTCCTTTAATGGACTTTCTGAATTGTCCAATGCGCTACCCATTGCTCTAACCAAAATGCCGTTTGGTCCAAATACAGCGCATATAGCATTCATGTCTTTTCCGTCTTTGGTTTCTTCGATTTCCTCTGCGGTGATTAAAATGAAACCTCTTCTTTTTTCATCTTCTTCAGTCCACCCCGATAGTGCTTTGATAGCGGTATCAACCACGCTATTTGGCACATCTTCTGTTTTTGGTTTTTCTGATGTCACGTTGGAATCAATAACTTTCCAATCTTCCGACAGCATATCTGTCTGCGACGCCAACCATCCTGTGAGAATCTTGTTATCTGCCGTCTTCATGCAGATGGTTCCGAGAGCATCCACCTCGCCGCCATTCTGGTCTGCAATGTCTTTTAAGATTGGGTCTTTGCACCACTGTGCTTTGACTACCGCTGATGGTTTAAGCCAAAGAAACACCTTTTTGCCGTTCCATCCTTTTCTTGTTACCTTTTTGCCCTCTTTGAGAGCTTCGATTGCTTGTCCGAAATTCATAGTTTTAATTATTTGATTGTTAAACATTTGTCTTCTGAAACTTTCAAAAGAATCATCTGATTCTGCATTGCCGGGAAGACATTAACGGCTTCTGCATTGTCTATTACTACAGGGGCGCTAACTTGCATGTGTCTCTGTAATGCAGAGATAATGTCAAGTCCAGCGTGGATTTTGCCGGCATTGTTGAGTCCATCGTTCCACGGCACACCGTCAACAGTTGCTACACACGTCTCAATTTCTTGTCCATTAACAAGCGTCTCGAACATCTTGAACTTGACAAGATGAAACATGTCATTCACTCGGCTTTCGATGAGTGTTGCTCTGGCCTTGCTGAATTCTATCATTGTCATTTCAATACCTTCGAGCTCTGTGATTTCGCCATTGAGTTTAAGTGTCTGTTTTTCAAGATCGGCGATGCGATCGTTGCAGTCGGCGATGTCTTTTTTCTTTGCGAGACGGATACGCAGGTCGCTGATTTCGTTGGAAATCTCGTTTCTGCGCGTCTGCAATTCCGATGTGTCGGGCTGCTGGATATCGTTGTTGAGTTCTGTTTTAAGTTGTGCGATTTGAGCGTCAAACGCTTTGACTTCAGCGTCATTGTCGATGAGTGGGGTAGCATCCGGCATGGTGATTTCGCCAAATGTGACTTTTTTCAATTCAGCCAACTCTTGTTCAAGTTTTGCAATCTTCTCGTCGGTTGATTTGATGTCTGCTTCTGTCGCGTCGATGCTGGCTTTATTGGCGAGACCCTTACGCTTGTTCTCATCCAGACGGCGAGCCTTGTTCTGGTTGAAGTTGCCCTCCAACTCTTCCTGCTTCTTTTCGATTTCATCGACCTCTAACTGACGCTTGCAAGTAGGGCAAATAAATTCATCTTCCTTGAATTGAAGCTGCTCGGCGTTGATACCTTTCCATTCGTTAAGAAGCTCCTCTCTTCTTTTCTTGTATGTTTCCAAGAGGTCTTCGTGTTTTTTGCGTTCGGATTTGAGGATATTGATTTCCCCTTCCTTTGAGCGGATGCTGGCGTCGCGTTCGTTCTTCTTCTGTATGTTTTTGTAATAGTCGTTGGTGCAATCGCTCTTTATCTTGGAGATTCTTTCCTGTTTTTTCTTTTCAATAGAATTGATTTCATCCGCCTTATTCTTGTTTTTCTCGTTGTCTTGGCGGTAAGCCTCCATTATGTCGTCGGACTGCTTGTTGATATCATCCAGTTCCTTTTGTTTGGCTTCTATGTCTTTGCCCAACTGTTCCCAGTTTTCATCTGCAGGCATTGAGCGTTTACATTCGTCGATTCGATAGGGATTGCCCTCAACCTCTTCTTTAAGTCTTTTTTTCTTTGCCGCTATCTCGCGTTTAAATTCATCCATTGTCTTCCCATTCAGCATTGCAAGAAGTTTCTCAAACTTTGGATTTCCGGCAGCTATTTCTTGATTGCTCATGCTGCCCGCCATTTCAAAGAGCTTTCTTCTCTGGTCTTCTGTCTTGCGTGTCGGGAAATACAATGGATTGGTGATAAACTTGAAGTTTTCCTCGCTGACTATGGCATTGATTTTCTCCGCCCATTCGCCGACGTTGCATGGCACGTCGTTATAAAGACGCTCTTCTTCATGGCCGGCGAACTTGGCTTCAATCTCTCCACGATGTCTGCGCCAGATTTCGGTATAACGTCTGCGAAGTGAAATTTCCTTGCCATCAACGGTTAATATGGCACCAACCTCATGCGGAATATCAGGGATGGCGATTCCTGATTCGTCGAGTGTTTTGATGTTGAATTGTTTTCTGTCTTGGCTATCCTTGCCGAATAATAGCCATGTGAACGCATCCATGACGGTCGTCTTGCCACTGCCATTGCGTCCGCTGATGGTTGTAACTGTGTCGTTGAAATCTATTGTCAGATTTCTGACCCCTTTGAAATTAAGCAGGGAAAGTTGTTTGAGCGTGATTGTTTTCATATAGTTATATTACTCGTGAATGTATGGGTCGTGGTCTTCTTTCTTGGGATAAAGCAGCCGTTTGTTCTCTTCAGTCAGACTTGCGTTGCGGGCTTCAAGCTGATCTACTTTCTTTGTAAGTTTGAGGACTTTGCCATGCTCATCATTATACATGTTGAGACGGGCAGTACTTTCCAGTTTGAGATTCTGATTGCTTTGGTCCATTCTGGCGTTTTCCTCCTTAAGGGATTTTATTTCCCATTCTGCATCACGAAGATTTCTTTCTGTGTTTCTTCGTATTTTCTGTTCCGACAGAAAATGTTCCTTGTAATATTCCATCTGTCGGATTAGTCTTTTTTTGTTTTTGAATAAGTTAAACATGGTGTTGATTTTGATTGTTTTTTTATTTTTGCTTTGTGGAGGTGACGGGGCTCGAACCCGCATCTTGGAGTACCATTCAGGTAGTGCATCCTTTCGCACTTTGTCTCACACACCTCCGACCAACTTTACGAAATATGGGCAGTTGTCTTATTGTGAAAATGGCATCGGCAGAACGAAACAATTATATTGTGATAAATTTTATATTTCTGTGGGATATATTAACCGGTGCCATTATATGGCTATGATTTTCGGTAAAAGGGGGTGGCAGAACGAAATACAATGAAGAATGTCATTATTTACTTATAAAAAAGTCCATGAATAAAAACCACCCCCACATCACGTCTCACGACGATCTATTTCTTTTTAAAATGATTATTTGAACAATGGAAGTGTCCGTAAATCTGGACTTGTCCTTGAATAACCTTGCCTATTTTTTTTGAGAAGAAAACTGGCTGATTGACTGCGGTGCATTGGCCTTCTGGACTATTAAAAGCGTTTCTTTTGAAATATACGCAAAGAGCACATAACTTCTCGTTTGGTTCCGGGTTGATTCTGTGTTTTTTCATGATATTGTACTTTTTAATTGCTGGCGAATTTTGTGAATTTTAAAATCTTCTTTGTCATAACCACAATGGCTTAACACATATGCATTTAAAACACCGTTTTTTAGAAAGGGAGATCATTATCGTCTTCTTGATTTGCTGGTGCTTGGGATGGCATATTTTGGTCTTGCGGTTGCTGTCTTGTATAGTTGCTATCTGCTTCTTTTAAAGAGCCGATAAAGTAATTGAGACCATCAATTTGTTCGTCTTGCTTGCAATTTGCGCGTACAGCCTTGTTATAGCCATGATTGTCAGATCGCAAGTCAACTATACCAATGTTCAAGAGCTTGTGTTCTCTGCCGTCTTTGAATGTGACTTTTTTAACGAGGCTCGGTTGCTTTTTCGCGATGTCGCTTAATTTTGTTAGGTCTAACTGACCGAATAAATATGCCATTGTCGTATTTGTTTAAATGTTTATCAATATTTTGTTACGTGATGTACTTTTCCCATATTCCTAATAGCCAAGCCCGGCATTTCGCGTTTGAATGCTGACAAAATCTTTGAGGATTCGTTCGAGAATTGTTCCACGATGGTGTTTATATCCTGTATATCAGTCCGCTGCCTTAATGTATCTACAGCGGTCTGAAGGTCTTTCACTGATTGAAGGCGACCTTCCATTGGGTCATAAATAATGCTGCTTCCGCCAAATAACACCTCAACCTTGTATATCTGTTTCTCAACATGGTATGTGTTTATTTTGGCCTTAAACATGACCGGCTGAGCCTCTACTATGACAAATCCGTCTTTGTTTTTCATCGGAATCATCGTGACATCATACAGCCTGTTTGTTAGCGTGTACGGGATAAGCCTCCTGTCAAGGACACAAACCTTTTTGGGAAAAGCGCTGTCTTGTCTCACACCTCGCCATACACCTGTTTTGGGATTTCTTGAAACAAATCCGACAATATAACCCGTATCAGATGATTTCACGAGCTTCATCTTGGTGCAAATTGCCGTTCCGTGTGTAACAACACCGTCCATTTTCAGTATCATTTTGTCGCTGCAAAGTTAAGTTGAAAAATGAGACAAAAATTTTATAAGTGGTTGCTAATCAATCACTTAACGTTAAGTTATTAAAATCGGTAATTATACTATAAGGCGTTGAGTTATAACGTGTTATATGTTGTAACTCAAAAAGGTTTCACGTTAAGAAAAAATTTGTATTTTTGCACATGGAAGTACAATTGTAAAGATATGTTTAAAATTATCAGATTATATGCGATTACAATGGTTATATGCCTTGTATTTATTGCTTGTATGCCGAGTAATGATAAGTCCAACAATCAAGCAGGGAGGTGCGTCGAATATACCGGATATCCCGCAAATTCTGAGTTGTTTTCTGTGTCACCAACCCAAAAGGTGTTTTTCTCAAAGGGCAATCTTCAGTACCAGGCATCGACAAACACATGGCGTTTTGCCGAGCATCAGTGGGATTATGTGGGCGCCACAGAAGTTTATACGTGTGAAGATGGAGGTACTGTGAATGGTAGTAGCAATCACCTGATATCACCTATTTACAACGGATGGATAGACTTGTTTGGATGGGGAACCGGAGATAGCCCAACAGACTTATCTCCTGAAAAAACTCAATATACTTTTTCGGATTGGGGAGACAACACTATATCTAACGGCGAGGGATGTATGTGGCGCACCCCAACATGCAATGAATGGGATTATGTGCTTTTTAAACGAAATACAGCATCCGGCATCAGACATGCTCATGCAAATGTAAATGGCATCAACGGCCTGATAATACTTCCGGATAATTGGAAACCGGAATACTATGCATTAAACGGAGTTAATAAAACAGAATATGCCCAAAAGATTAGTTGTTATGACAATATGATTTCATTGGCAGACTGGAATAATAGGTTGGAAAAATATGGAGCCGTATTTTTGCCAACGGCTGGTCAACGCAGAAAGATGTGTGTTGAACACAATAAAGAAACAGGGGAGTGTTGCCGTTGGGGAGCTTGTGTTGATTTTGTCGGATATTCTGGCGGTTATTGGACAGCAACAACGATTTATGGCAGTAGAGCTTTTTCAGTTAGAATCCATTCCTTTGACCTTATGATAGGAGATTTGAATTCCACATGTGACGGAATATCCGTCCGTCTTGTGTGCGACAAACGATAGTTGCATGAGGCCTTGTCACCATTTCTTCTTTAACGTCGGCCATGAATATAAAATCAATATGGCTGATACGAAAAATGATATACTATATGCTACACCTTGGATGCTATTCTTTTGCCATATACAAAGCAACGATATGCCGAAAAGTACAGCACTCAATACGCCGTAAATAAAGCTAACGGAAGCCAACTTCTTTGCTCCTATAATGCCACCGCATCCAGAGGCTATTATATGCAAAAGCATTGGAATAAAAGCCAGTTTGTATGTTATGCACGCAGCAACAACAGCAAATGTGCCAGCATAAATAAAACTAATAGCCCCTAAGATAGACGAATCCTCTTCATTGCCATCTTCTTTTGTATTATCAGGATTGTCAATCACACCAAGTTCTATTGGCAAGATGCCTCTCTTATACCGCCTGTTTTGTTCAAGCCAAATACGCTGCCATACAAAGTCATACGACAACCCATGCTGATGTAAGAAAGAACGGAAAAGAAAATCTCCTTGGTCTAAATCACCAGTCTTCTTTGAAAAATTATATCCATAACTCTCGCATAAATTCTCAAACAAATCAATAGCAGGCCGAATACAATAGGTTTCTTTTGTAATAAGCTCCATCAACCGTAATTCATCACTTTTGGAAATGATTATTGATTTCTTTGGTGCAATAGGTATTTCAAGACCGTTTGCTGCTGCATAAGAAGGAATATCTTCGAGTTCAATATCATCGCATTCAATTCTTGGATGAAGGTTGGCAAACTCACCACGAAGCATTTCCATGCCATAGTTTTCCAATTTGCGAGAACACGAACGCAATAATTCATAGAAATTTATCAAATCATCCCCTGTAACAAGGGAATACACAAGCTCGCGTTCCAAAGATGCTCGCATTTTAATTTTCATATCACCTACAGACCACTCCCAAACGTCGTTTTCAGCCAACAGCTTGACTTTTACGCCATATTGTTGGATATAAAGGTATTCGTTGCTTTTTTTCATGATTTATCAAATGTTTATTTATAGATTGTTGTTGAGTATCTTGTCGGCCATACACCTGTCGCATATACCATTGTTGCGTTCCTTTTCCAATTTTCCAACAGGCTCGCCGCATTCCTCACAGTAATTCTGTTTCTTTCCTCTTTGTGGATAAACAATTTTCAACACGGTATTCTTTGGCATGTCATACTCATCACTTAAAGCCTGTACGAGCGCGTCTATTCTAAACTTACGCAACTTGCGTAAACGACCCCAGTCGCTCGCTATACATGCCGCCAGAGCGGAACGCTGATTGAGCATACCCATTGAATTGAATTTCTCAATAATTACGAGATCAACATCAAGTATCTGGGATAATTTGTCCAAGTCTTTCGGTCTTAACTGTTTCATTCCTATTAGTTTTATAAACGTATTCTCGTGATTGTTATCACAAACAAAACGACAAAAACGGCAAACATTTCTATGCCAACTGTCGTATCATGACTGACATCATACCATGCGCCCAATAGACCAAAGCCAATAACAAAAACGGCTGCAATCAATGCAATTATGGCCGGTTTGTTATTACGCCTGCGTTCTTCTTTTTCTTGGCGCTTCTTATATAGCTCTTTGAAGTTTTGTTCCATAGTTTTATTAGTCAATAATATCTGTCATTTTCTCAAACAAGCCCACTACACCGGAAAGATTATGGATTGGTGTCGTGTCTGATGTCCATGTCCCTCCATTTATCTTAATAGACATTGTAATATTGTGCCAGTTGTCATAACTGCCATCTGCTTGGTTAATTTCGCCGAACCTCTCACAAAGCAAAACAAACCTTTTCATCGCATATCTCAATATGCCGCTCTTGAGTTCGTGTGTGACATCCGAGATAATACAAGTGTCGCTCATCTTATAATCTTCTTCATCGCACTCATCACAATCATCAATCACATTCTCTAATCGTTCTGTGAGATATGCGTTGGCCCCACTGAACACATTATACATTCCATTCAACCCTTGCCCATGTTCGGTATAAAACTTACCAAAGTCCAAGCGTCGGATGTCTAATCCAAAATCCAAATCGAATTGCTCACCGGAGTCTTCTGCTTGCTCTGCCAAACTAATGATATTGTTATAGAGGCGTTTAGCATGGTATTCAAGTCCACCCCATAACATAATTCGCTCGGCTTTTGCGACAAAGGCTTTGGCTTGGGTGTTATCATCAATGGTCATATTTGCTTTATTTTTATTGGAAGCGTCTTTGGAACTGCGGTTCCCGCTTGAAAAATTGATAATCATATTTATATAGCTTGTGCAAATTTATGAATAGTTCTTTGAAAGATTACTATTTTTTACGAACGAATTGTCTGCTATTTTGCGAAAAAATAGCGGTTATGCCTAATTTTACAAGAAAAAAGGGCGGTCACAAAAACCGCCCTGCCGAAAAAGTAATGAAACAAACTATTACAACCCAAAAGTTGCCTCACGTCATAATAGATTCGGCTCTTTGGTACCGTTTTCAATCATTGTTCTTTTATTTTTCCCTGTAATTTTGCAACTTTATTTTTAAGCGCCCAAACACGCATTCCGCATAGACGAAGAAGTTTTAATTCCTCTTTTTCGCTGATGGCGTAATCTCCAATACGCTTGGACGAAACCAATATGCGACATCTTGGGCGAGGATTATTCTCACTCGGCTCTTCATAGAAAATGATTCCACATTCATGCGGGTTGAACTCTGTGGGACCCTCCACCTTTGCCTTGTAATATGAATACTTTGGCATTTCTCCATTGTATAAGAATCGAAATACCTTTTCTTTGATACTCTCTGGCACTGCATAGTAAAAATGCGACAGTTTGGGGTCGCTGTGTGTGTGCTTTTTCTTGAAGTCGGCCATAAAATCCTTCCAAGTCCTTTTGATTTCTACTTCTGTCAGATAATGAGACTTGCTTTCTATTAACAAGTCTGCTTCATGATTAAGATATCCCCAAGCAACATTTGGTATGACGATATTCTGTCTGATGTAGAATGGAGAGTCCGGATGTCCCACAAGCATGTCTTCTATTTGCTCGATGGTTAGATTTGTTTCTTTCATGGTAATTATTGGATGAGTTTGAAATCATAAGCGAATACGTATGGGTTTTTATCCCATGTGCCTTTGCCGGATATGCAGTCTATTAGTCTCGCAAATGCTTCACGAGGATATCTGCAAAATTGTAATTCGTTCTTTTGTGCAGGGAATCCAGCGAAAGAATAACCACCCGTAAGAAGACCTGTGCTGCGGAATATACCTTCTTTCAAACAATCCTCATCGCTGATGTCTTGTAGCCGCTCCACCTTAATGTCGGTGATGCGGATGCGGTGGGGCATTTCCTCGGAATTGACAAACATCTTATTGTTCCAGCCTGCACCGCAATATTTCTTCTTGAATGTCGATGATGTTTCCATCATTAGTGTGAGTTGCCGTGTACCGCTATTTGCAAGCGTTTCATACGATTGCGCCACCGCCACCTCTTCGCCTATATGGTAAGCTGGGACAATCTCGTGGTCGTTGTTATCTGCAAAGAAATGACAATTTGCAACCGTTGGTCTGTAATGCACATCGCCAATTTCCTCAGGGATAAATCTTCTTGTCATGGTTTTTCGGCCATCTAAAACGGCTTGGGTAAGCCCGAACTTATCGCTAAACATTATCTTTTTCATACTTACACTATTTCAGTTATACAATTATAGCCTTACATCTTCCGGAACATTGCAATCACTGTAGCATCTTAATATCTTGCACGCCTCTTCGTAGCGATTGATGGCATCAATCATGCTTTTATGAAGGTTTGTGATGTGAGTGTTGCGGATTTCATACAGTTTTTCTTTGGCAAGTTGGATGTCGGCATACATTGTTGTTTTTGTGCCGTAATTGCCTGTATGAGTTGCCACGGACTCATTGACTTCCACATAAAACCTTTTTCCGTTATAAGCACCCTTTGAGATACAGACAAAGAGTGTGGTTTCTGTGTGGTCAACGGCTTTGATGAGGTGTTGATAAATGCCATTGAGGTTTACCTCGTAACAAATATCACCGATTTTCATTTCTCTAAACGTTTTCATTTTGTTTTTCCTTTCTTTTTAGTGCTTAGCCAATTAGTGATCATTTGAGATAATTCACGCGAACAATCATCGCAAAGGTCTAATTCAAAATTATCTTCATCCTCTTCTCCGCCAATACTACCTCCATGCCAATAAACCAAAGTAAATTCTATGTGACTTGTTCGGGCATAAAAGATTTTATCGGGAGATATATCACCATGACATTTATCACATTTAACAACTTCTTTTCTTATTTCTTACCTCCTTTTTGGCAAGATTCCATCGTCTTGCAATTTCTTTTGCCATAGCATTTTCATCTTCAACACTACTGAAATTCAAAGTGCCAATTTGAAAATTCATACAATTTGTACCTTCGGTTATGCAGAGAATAGGATGCCGTTCTCCTTTGATTGGATTTGCAACAACCGCAACAAGTTCTATTGTGTCGGTCTCAAATTCACCATTTGCGTATGGTTTGTTGTAGTTTAAATTCATTTTACTCCTCCTTTAATAATTCTGGGTTGTCGTGGATATTTCCGATAATCTCTGCGTAAAAAATGTCGTTTGTGGTTTTAATAAATGGATATTTCTCTTGATTGGAAATAAATCCATATTCATCTTCAATAGAATCAGGGGTTTCACATTTGTCTAAATCTGTAAGATACATTAAAGATAAAGTTGGGTCTTCTTTTGTGCAGTATTGACCCAATTCAAAAACTATCTCGTCAATACACTCTTCAATATAGTAGTCTGACGGTTCATCCCAATCTCTACCAATATTAAAATCTGTGATTCTATAATATTTAACAATATCACCTTCATAGACTTCCTTGCCGTTCTTATCGTGTAAGCCAGTAAATTGACCAACGGTTTCAGGGTCAACTTCATAATCTTCCCAAGTCTTGTCGTTCGCAAACTCGTCAGGACATACAAAATGAGCTCCTCTGTTCTGCAGATAGAATCCGTATATCCACCGTTTGTTCTTGGCGTTCCAACCTCTGAATTTGATTTCTCTTTTCATAATCACTCCTTTCGTTCTTTACTTCTTCCAACCATCTTCCGGAGTCTTTGCCTTGAAGTTGTATAATGGCTTTAAGACAGCCACTATCTCAACGGTTGGCTCAATACACTTCACTATTTCGTCCATTGGCTTATAAACCATCGGAGCCTCGTCAATGGTCTCTTCACAAACCGATGTGGTGAATATGCCCTCCATTGAAGCCTCAAAGTCTTTCATGTCGATGTTTTCTTTGGCTTGCTTGCGCGACATCAGACGGCCTGCCCCGTGGGGAGCCGAATAGAGCCATTCGAGATTGCCTTTTCCGATGCAAAGCAGCGAACCGTCACGCATATTCATAGGAATAAGCAGCTCCTCGCCAGCCAATGCGCTCACGGCACCCTTGCGGAGAATGTTGTGCTGGATGTCGATGTAGTTGTGCAGGGTGGTGAACTGCCCCTTGGGGTGCAAGTCCATCTTGTCAAGGATAATGTCAGCCATCTTGCCACGATTGTATGAGGCATAGAGTTGGCACATCTGCATATCGAATATGTAGTGGTTGGCATCCTCGCCCTCGATATAGGCAAGCTCTTTGTTTATCTTCGGGGCATTTGCTTTGGCCTTCTTGATAGCGGCCTGTATCTCCTTTTGTCTGCCTTCAGCTTTAAGTCGCTCGATTATTTCCTTCTCATTGCAGGCTTCGCGCTGGCAATACTCCACGGCCTTCTTCTGCCAATATTCACACACTCGCTTTCCAAGGTTACGTGAGCCGGAATGGATGACGAGGTATTTATTGCCCTGCTCATCAATATCAAGTTCGATAAAGTGGTTGCCACTACCGAGCGACCCGATAGAACGCATGGCCATATCCAAGTCGATAACATCGCGACAGAAAAGGTTGTCGAGAATATGAGTGTGCATCTTAGGCTCGTCGTGGATGTTGAAACCCGACGGGATGAATTTATTGATTACTTCGTCCAGCTGTGCAAGATCAACGTCTTGCTTTTCCAATTTGGTAACGAGCATCCCACAGCCAATGTCAACACCCACGGTGTTCGGCACAATGCGCCCTCTAATGTTGATGACCGTGCCGATGGTGCATCCTGCCCCAGCGTGGCAGTCGGGCATAACACGAATAGCACATCCTTTATAGGCATCGCTATTTGATAAATCGTCAATTTGCTTCTTTGTCACGTTATCTACTATGGAAGCAAAAATCTTTGTGTCTTGATTCATATTTTTCCTTTCTTGGTTATTCATAACTAATTTTAAAATCTTATTTTCTACCCCATACTTTTCTCCACCATGATGTTTTTGCTAACGGTTCATTGTTATCGGAACTATCGTTTATTGAAGATTGTTGCGAACAGCTGTCAAGTTCATCAAATTGACGCTGTAAATCAGTAATCATATCACTTAAACAGGATGCTATTGCAATAAACAGTGGACTATCTGAATATAATGTATATTGATGTTTTGAATCTTCATCAGCGTTATAGCCCATAAGACCTTTTTTGTAAGTTACTTCTAATTCAACTCTTTCGTGAAGATAAGGCGTGATGCTGCTCTTTATCTCCTCTATTTGTTTAATGCGTTGTCGGATTTTCTGTCCTTTTATTAAAGATTCTTCTGTCATGTATTCTCCTTTCTTTTTAATTCTTGGTCAATGTATCGTTTTGCATACAACATAATGTCCGTTTTCCAATTCCAATTACGAATTTTAACGAGTTTTTTGTCTTTGTAGAAATAATATCTTACTCCTTTGCCCAACTTAGAGTTGGTAATCACCTCATAGCCGTTGTATGATAATGTCTGCAGATGTAGGCCATCAAAGCCTTTTTCTTTAAGCTGCGCCAGCTTCTCGTCGTATGAGTAGCGTGCGTTTCTTTCAAATTCGGTCATATTTATCTTCTCCTATACTCGCATTGTAGTTCTGGTATTTCGCCGAATTTATGACAGACATCCGGGCGATTATCGTAGATGTTGCATTTGTAATCATCCCGTAAAAACGGACACTTGTTCTTACCGATGTCAAGAAGGTTTTTAATTTCAACTGTAAAAGCCACGACTGCTGGTCCAAGCGATTCCGTATAGACTATCGGATTGATGATTTTATCTGCAAATTTTTCAAGCTCGCCGTCCGCAAACGGAATGTTATAGCAACAGCAGGCATGACATTTGCTTAATCGGCATTTCATGGTCTTATAGTTTTATATTAGCAGTATCCACTACTTTGCCATTCTTGACAAGTTCGATGGTTCCTTGCTGAAGCCCTTGGTGGTATATCAGTGTTTTCAGGTACATTTTATAATCATTGTCCCTGTCCTTGAAGTTGCATCCAGACATATTGGCGAAAATCATTTTCATTGTGTTTTCATCACTAAGTATATATGATTTGCCATTGTTGGTTATTTCCCATGTGTCAAACTTCTTTTCTTTTTTAGGCGCCTGAATCTTTGATGGTACTATTTCAACTTCTGCACTATCTCCCTCTGGCTCGGAATAAAAACCTCTTCCTTTGTAACAGATTGCGCTTGTGCCGATGCTCTCGTATTTTTCGAGGATTTCTTTTTCTGTAACATCGCCTCTGAACAAATGCTCTGTGTCGCAGAAATACCTTTGTCCGTTCACTTCTTTAAATACTGGGCGTCCCCAGTCGTCAATGCCGACGAAATAAACTATTGCTTGCATAATTATAAGTCTTCTCGTTCTAAAATGTTTTCCAAAATGGTGTCAAGTCCTTTGATTCTTCTAAGACGCCCTGTTCGTGTTTTTCTCCCGTAGTTGTTGAGTAGTGATTTTGACTTCATTACACCCAACATCAAGTCAATTTTCCGGATGTCGGTGGCCGCCTTGGTGACGTCGCCGTTTCTTTCGTCAAGAACCACTTGGGCCAAGATGGGAAATTCAGCGTCGGTGATGTTTTTAAGATTGCTCATTGGTAGTCTTTTTTATTTATAGCCATCTTGTGTGGGCGATAGCATGAGCGCCCTTGACGTCGGATCTGTCCTTTGCCACTTGGTAGAAACGCACATCGTTGTCGTAGTACGGGTGATAACCCTTCTCCTTGAAAATTGCAAGCGCTTTCTTGATTACTTCCGTTGATGGATAAAACAGGAAATGTTCCTTGTTCTCCTTCTGTTCTCCCCAATAGTATTTCCCGTCTTTGCAGCAAACACCAACCTTGGGGGCATATCTGTTGCTTCCATCATAGATACTGCTGCGCATGTCGTCAACAATTGTCCTGCAAACCAGTTCAATTTCTTTTTGCTCTTCATTTCTGGTCTTGTTGTTGTTTTTGATAAAATCAAAGTTTTCCATAATTGTTATTTTTGATGAGTTCTTTTATTCTTAATTGTCCAATCCGACTATTTCCATGCCTTTCATGTTCCGATTCCTTATTCTTGTTTACTGAACAGTCGGATTGCCTCGATAATGTAAGACAAGTCAACAAGAGAAAGTTTGCTGACATAATCGTGATCAGGCTCGGCCTGGTCATCGTCGAATTTGCAACCCCCATTTGTGAATCTGTAGTATTTTAGCCGCTCGTTGCCATTGTCATCTACAACGATGTAGAGGCATAGATAGGCGGTGTGTGTCATACCTTCGTAGAGTTTTTCATCCCAGTTTTCGTCGTTAATGCTTTCAAGTTTTTCACTGTTGATTCCGTCGTCCTCATTGAACCAACAGCCGCCATTGTCATAGAAGTTCCAAACCTTTGTTATGGCTCCTTCGCCATCGCGACATTCGTCAAGGCCGAACTCATTGATTTCGTAATCTGACACATCTTCGCCGTTATCTCTGACAAAATCCAGAATGGCGTTTGCGAGTTCGCGTGTCAGATTGTCTCGCACCATAAGTAATTTTTCCAAGTCCATGATGTTATGTGTTTATAATTCTAATATTTTTCGTGCCGCAATTATATCGAGCCTTTGGCTTTCAAGAAAATGCTTGAAGTTATTACAGCCACCACAAGGCTTGAATGTTACTATATTATTCCAAATGTCGGCAAAGTGTGTCTCTCCGACGTTTCCGGCAGAAGGGCATAGCCACGACTCGGACAAATGCACATTCCCCTTGAAATCAACCATCGGATGGCAGAACTGATGCGCGGTGTATTCGAGCATAAAGCCGTATTGTTTGGGGTGACGCACCTGCCTCGCTGCCAGACAAGCGTTGAGGCATGACTGAAAATAAGGCGATGCTTCGACCATCTTTTGCGCTTCCTCGCAATCTTTGGCCCTGCCAAGGTCTTTCATGGCTCTTATCGGCGTTTCCTCGAACACACATCCCAGTGATTTGAAGAAACCAGCGCGTTTTGAGACTTCCTCGTAGCTTCTGTAAAAGCTCTTGTTCGAGTAAACCTGTATTCCAATACAATGCTCAAACTTCTCTCTCATTGTTTTGATGGATTCGGCAATTTTATGGTCGTCATACCATGTGCCGTTAGTGCAGATGAAAAAATTCTTCTTGTATTTGAAATTGAGTTGCTTGCAGAAGTCGTAGAATTGAGGATGAAGTGTAGGCTCTCCGCCTGATACTGTAACCGTCGTGCATCCGATATAATCGGAAAATCTCACAGCCCGGTCAAAGGTCTTTGCATCCATCATCCCGCCATTGGGATTGGAGCACTCCATGCAATGAGGGCAACCCTCGTTGCATTTGTTGGTTATCATTATCAGCATGGTAATGTGTATTAAATTCTAAGATGATTTGTGTCGGTATATTTTGTCTAAAATATGCCGATTAAGCGGTTATAAATCGGTTTATATGGTCAAAATCTTAAATATTAAGCAAAAATCAGTATTATTAAGGTTTTATTTTATCTTTGCTTGTCGCACCATTCTGCATAGTCCTCCCAAATGTCATTATACTTTGCGTAATATTCTTGGGCGTATTTTGAGTCCACAATTTCGGCCCATTTTAAACCAACTATTGCCGTCGGAATGCCAGTGGTTTCATAGATGTATTTGCTCACAAAAGCAGCTTGGATATCTGCCTTGTCATCGTTTTCTCTATTCTTAAGTTTTCTCCATAATTCTTTATTAAAGTAATTATGCCTTGACAACTTTGCGAGTGACTTGAAAACTGCATCTAACAGTTTTTGTAAATCTTTTTCTCCCATGTTTTTCATAGTTTAGTGGTTTTCCGCCCATTCGATGGCTTTGCGTCGCTCAACGAACTCTTCCAAAATTATTTTGTCTTTAGATACTTGCCATCTGTCGTAGGCTCTTGAATAATGGATTTTGTATCCATTTCTTTTGATTATGTTTTTCATATCTCATACTTCATAAAAGAATATATAACCGAGATCGCTGATTTCGTCAAAGTTGAATGCACATTGAAAATGTTGCGAATTGAATATTTCCACCCCATGTTCTTTGAGAATATCGAAGAAAGACATTGATTTCCATTCGTCGTATGAATGTTTGTCAATGTGGTCATACGGCACGTATGCTATTCTTATTTTGTCTAATGTCGCCATTGTGTTCTTATTATAGTGTCACCTCGATGTTTTCGCAATGCAATGGTCCTTGTTTTACCACAAAACCCTCGCTTTTTAGATATTCGACGAGCGGAATCCTGTGATTTTCACTCACTTGATACCATTCTCTCGTACATTTGCGATACTCAACCTCGTCATCTTTGGTGTATGATTCAAACGAAATAATAATCCCATGCTTTCCCTTTTTTATTTGTTCGGTAATAACCTCGATAATGCTGTCTTTTATCTTATAAAAACCGTTTCTTTTTTCTTGTCTGAGTTGTTCTGCTATGTTTGCCATAATGGTTCGTTTTATTTAGACCTCAATCATTTCTTTTAACATTCCCTTGAGACTTTCAGCGTTTTTAACCCGAAGGCGTCTGTATTCTCTATTTAGTTCACTGGTTGTGATGTATCGGTTGCAAGCGTGGTAATTGTCAGGATAAACAATTACAATAACTTTGAAAACAATAAAGCCGTCATCGTCAAAATCGTAGTCTGCCATATTGTCGATTGGATCACCCACAGTAACCGAATAGGCTCGTTCGTTAAGTGTTATAAGTTCTGCGTGATCTATCTTTAATTCACCAGCCTTCTTCATCTTGTTGATGAAACCGGCCATTGTTTTTGATGCTTGTATCCTCATAAGTAATTGCGTTTTAGTTTTCAATCATTTTCCATTCTGAAATGTTCTTGCAGCTTTCACACCAACATTCTTTGTAATTTGCGTCTTCACACCACTCAAAGGGTTCGAGGGTGTTGGGGTTTACCCACTGTCGTATCTGAATATCATCAGAACCGCAGTGTTTACATACGTATTTAGTCATAACAATTATTTGTTTGTGATTTAATATTTGCCTCCGTGTAGTCGGTGTGCAACATCCCAGAATACATCAATCTGATACATGTCATTTCGGCTTTCTTTCTCCGCTATTGCTCGGTCGATAACCGCCGTAATCGTAAGCAAGTCGTCATACGGAATTTCAACATATTTTGTGTGTTGTTGATTAAGATATTGTTTGATACTGTTGCAGTCGAGACTGTCTATCCATTTTTGAAGCCCCTCGCAGTTGCAGTCCCACACGCATCCGGCTTGTTCGTACAAAGTGCGGATTTCTGCATCGCCGCAATTTTCAAACAAGCCTTTCTTTCTTTTAATTTGAGCGATAATCTGCTTTTTCGCTGATTCTACTGATAGCTTTTTCATATCTCTTCAAATTGGTTTAAAGTTATTGTTTTTACACAAATACTCGCGTCGCAGCCGGAATATTGCCCTTTTTCAAGCACTTCTCGGCATACGTCGCTCGCGAATCTGTATTTGAATTGGCGCTCTTCGAGAAACAGACGCCGCATTATCTGGTCTTTTATGAGACGACGGATGGCGCTTTGTAGTTTCCTTTTGTTGGTAAAGACACCCATACATACCAAACTGTGGTTGCTCAACCAACAGTCGCCCTCGTATAGCATATAAGCCCATCTTTTCATGATTATTTGACTTTAATGGTTTTTAATTTTGTGGTCTCTGAAATTTTGTCCGCCATACTCAGCGATTACTTTGCCGTTTTCCCCGTTGTCGTCATATTCCCATACCGCAACATAAGGTGCCGCGTATTTAATTCGCAAACCCTCAACGATGCCGCGAGCATAATTGTTTGCAAACTCTTTGTATTCAGGGTTGTGATTGATTTTGCAGAAATTAAATTCCAACGTGGCAAAATTGGTGTTGTGAATGTAATCTTTTTTACTGCGATAGCATTTTATTATCTGGTACATGGCATTATTGTTTTTCGTCTTCTGACTTGTGTTCTTTGGCATCAAAATAGGCGAGCGTTTTGTGGTATAGGGTCTTGAAATTGTCATCAATATAATGCTTTCCTGCCCTCTGAAACCATTCGTCTTCTGAACAAAATCGTTTGTAATCCCCACCTTCCTCGTCGCCCAACATATAAGCGTATTCAATTGAAGCAAATGGATGTCCCGGGTCGTTCTGTGTCACTATGCGTAGAAAGATTCCTCCATTGTTGTTGTCGGCCCCCTTGATAATATGACCAACAAGTTCTGGCTTGGTAAAATCAAGTCTTGACATAAGCTCTATGTCTTTGGCATTATAACACTTCGTTATGTCAGATGTTCCTTGTGGTCGAATTTCATCCAACCATCCCTGTTCATGCGGGTCGCCAACAATGTAAAAATGATTGCTGACATGAGTTTTGATGGCAGAATACGGCCATTGCCCCAGTGACAGTAAAATACTCTTGTGTCTTTTTTCTGTTTCTCGTCCACCATTTGAACGATAATTGCTGTTCTCTGTCCCATATTTGTAATTTTTAAAATCGTTATTATTGTTTTGGCGATACGTAGTTTACATACCAACCGTCTGGAGTTTCTTGTGTAACCTTAATCATGTGCAATTCTTTCGTATCCTTATAATACTCACATGCCTCGCTTTCACTAATATCACCCTGATATTGCTTGATATTGTCAAAAGCGTCTGTTACCAATTCGGTTTTTTCTTCATTATCTTTGCAGGCATTTAATTCTTCAACAGCGACATAGCATGACGAGCCTTGCACCAGCTGGTAGCTTTCTCCATTCCAATAACAATATCCATCTATGTGAATTTGTTTCTTCCCCTCTCGGTCTGTTTCGACATGATATGCTTCACAATCAAGATATTTCAGATTTTCTGTATTCATCGTATTCAACTTTTATTTTACACATCAAAGCAAACGTCATCACATATATCGTGATTAGTACCATATTCTTCGTTGTATTCCTCTATTTGGCTATATGGAATGTAAGAATCGCCGGTAATTTCGTATTCTCCATTTTTAATAAGCGATCGTAGCATTTGCTCGTCGCCTTTGATTACATTTTCAATCTCTTCCGGTGTTCCACGAACGACAGCACCGAGCCTCATCCATATTTGTCTCTGCTCGCCCTTGTTTGTCTGGATGTTTTTTGAAAAAGACTTTGCGTGAGCCCAAGCATCATTGACAAGCTCGCTCAGCTCATGCTCATAGTATCCTGATGCGTATGTGTCTGTAATTTCATTGTTGTTGATGACGACATCATAAGAGCCATCATCGGTGGCCGACACATCAATTCTGATGCCATCTTGTTTCAGTTCCTCATTTGCAAGTTTCAAAAGCTCTCGCCAATCATTTCTTGTGTTTGCCATAATGTTATACATTTTGTTCTTCTTGATAAATCATTTCTCCGAAGCATGTCATAAAGTTGTACTTTAGGTTGTATGTGCCGAATGCAGCGAAATACCAATCCATTGCCCATGTCTGGAATCTTGCAAGATTATCATCCGAAATTGTTCCGTCATCTATGCTCTTGACAACATCATCAAAAATACCCCAAGGCTGCACTTCGCTTCCAATATATTCCGGGCAGCATTCCCAATCCTGTCTGATATTGCAGAAATTTCCAACCATGTGTGTGTCAGCCATGTGTACATATTTTCTAAAACTCGCGGCAGTGGACAAAGTAGTGTTCCAAGCGTACTCTTCTACATAATCCTCGTATTGCTGAGGATTGTAGCCGCAACTGACCAATTCATCGTTATATAATCCCTTGAATGCCTCAAAGAAATTGTCTTCGTTAATAAAGTTTGCTGTACTTTCCATAATTGTTAGCTTTTAGTCTATCTCTTTTTTTATTGTATTAGAGAGGCGTTAATCAATAAATTCATCGAATCTTGTACATCTAACTGCACCTGTCCAAGATGTCCATTCTGGTTTGCGACCACAATGATATGAATATCGTCCATAACGCCCTCGTGTCTTGAACATATAATATCCTGCATTGATTAACTCCTCAAATGCTTTTTGTACTTCACAAGTTCTCATGCGGAAATAAACCCTCCTATCCTTCCAAAATGGATCCTCTCTACTATCAAAACCTAAACCCTTGTTTGTGGTTTTGTCAGCATAAACGAATAAGGTCGGACCCGGATATGCATCCATTTCAATATTTGAAAAAGCATGATGATTTAGAAGTGCTTCGCATATTTTTTGAACCACATCTATGCGAATTTCAGTTGGTTGCACATAGGTGTTTCTAACAATGTTTAATGTGTTTTCCATAATAATTTGTTTATTATTCGTCAACCCAGTATGTCCAAATATCAAGTTTGCTGGTTCCATAACGTTTCAAATAAGCATGGAGGCGCTTCTCGAAAGCTGCCTTTTCTGCTTTTTCTGCGGCAAGAATGCGTTTTCTGTCCCCATCACTCATAAGACTAATATCATCCGCCCTGAGCTCGCCATTGGTAATGTCATAAGGGTGATAAGCGCCATAACAGAACACGTTGAGCGGTTCTTTCTGACTTAGATATGACTGGCGATAAATGTAGAATTTGCGATCGTTGTAGTAATAATCATCCGTCGTTTTACCCTCTAACGCTTTGATGTTTTTATCAAACTCCTTGAGGTTTTCATAAAGGAAGTACTCTTCACTTTCGGCCTTGTCAGCGCATTTGTTTGCCTCTTCGTATGTCATACCTTGTCCGCAAGTGGAATAGCCGAAACAGAACTTTGTCTCTATTTTGGGCTTTCCAAACGGGAGAAGACTCCCATTCTCAAGTCGAATGACACGGCTTGTGGTTTTTCTATAGTGCTCAATCATGCTTTCGTCGCTCCACACCTTGCGCATTTCGTTGAGGTACTCCTCAAGTAATGTCTTGTCAGGCGCATCAACATTCGACTCTTTTGTTGTTTTAGCCGTTTTGGAAGTCTTGCCCGAACTAATGAATTTCTCAATTTCGGCGCGTCTTTTCGCGCTAAATACCCAGCACGGCCCCAAGTCTTTGTGTTTGCGAAATATCCCTCGCATGTTTTTCAGTTCCGTGCGGAATGGATATGTATCGCCGATAACTGCGATTGAAACACCCTCATTGTAATCGACTATTTGCATGTTCATCGCAGCCTCTTCCTTTCTCTCTTCGTTTTCCTCCTTGTACCATTGCAGAATCTCGTCGATGCTATCAGCACTCATACACTCCCTGTAAAGGTATTCTGGAAAATTCATGTAATCTTGGAACATCAATTCGGGATCGCGCTCGTCTTTATGGAGCTCTGTGGTGCAGAATTTTATAAAGTCGGCGCCATTTTGAAATGATGCGACATCCACCCAGCCACCACTAAGGCTACCATTATTATATTTGGCATAAGTTCCGACATAAAGAGCCGGATGTTCGTTATTGTTGCTGTCTGCCATGTGTTTTGAAGTCTGTGTACTCATGATATTGTGTTTTAAAGATTTTTGTTTTAGTGAATTCCGAACGTGTTAAAGTCTTTTCTAAGGCCGAGGTACTTTCTGCCGCAAAATGTCACATAGAGTGGCTGTCCTGTTTTTAGCTCGTGAGAGTATGGTTCGCCAATCTGAGTGAATCCGCAGCCCATATATACCGGCGGAACGCTGTTAAGCATCTGGTAATAAACTTCATCGGATACATTCTGGCCGATAGCCGCCTTAAAGGTTCTATCTTTTTGCCAGTCTTCCATAGTGTATGTTTTCATAACTCTTCCTCCTCATTGCTTTCTTCTTCATCATTACGTGGTATTTCCAAATAATCGCAGGCGTTTTCCAAATCATCCCAATAGCTGTAATCCAGATAATAGTCGCCCATTTTTGATGCAATAGACTCAAGTTTATCTTGTGTGAGATTGGTTGTGTCGTAACCCTTATATTCGAGGTCGTCGCGGCAAAGATACGACACAACAGCAGGGTGGAAGTCAGCGACATCTTTCACTTTGTCTGTTTCCGGAATTTCTTCGATTACATTCTGAATCTGCACGGCGTTGGCAAAATCATCCGGATCGAAATCAACATCACCGCCATATTCCGCACAATCCTCGCCGGTAATATACCAGCCCTTTTCGTCGTAATAGATGGCCTTAATCTTGACATCTGTCGGGCCTTGGTCAAGCAGGGCGCAGACAATAGGAGCCTCAACGCCCTCGATAAATTCGCCGTCTTCGTCACACCACTCGTATTTGCCACCGTGGGCTTTAATCGCATTTGCGAGCTCACCAATCGCATGACGCTTTAACTCTTTTTCCTTTTCGTAGAAATCAGTGCATTTCATGGTTATAATCTCCTATGTTTTATAAAAGTGTTAAACTTAATTCATTAACTCTCTTTATGATAAAGTCTTCGCATCCGACCTCGGTCAGTGAAATGATATCACTGCATCCGCGGCAATAGTAGAAGATGTGCTGATCTTCATCGCTGTCTTCGTCGGTGGATTCAAAAAGTTTTATTGTTACATCTTCTGTTTCGTTGGTGTCAAGCCACTGTATTGTGCAGTCGGCATATATTGGTTCAAGTCCGCCATTCTCCTTTGAGAACTGGTCGAACATTTTTCTTATGGAGTTTTCTTCCTGTGTTTTCATATTGCAGTGTTTTTTTAATCGTATATTTCACAGAAGAAACAGCCCTGCTTCATGGCCTTTCCAATATTCGACTTTTTATCGTCCATGATTTCATCTGCTGTTAGTTTTTCCTCCGTGTCGTCTATGCAATGATATACATAATAGGAATCGGGGTTTTCCGCATATTCAATATGTTTTGATGAGCGCAACAAACCACCTCCGAGCACAATAAAAAACTCATTAAGTTCTTCATCAAGAGCCCTATTAAGCTCTTCAATACTGTTTATTCTTCTGCCACCCATAATTTATAAGAATTTTTATATTAACCGATGGCGCATGACGTCAAAGTCAAGCGCCTATTTTTGGAAATGCTGCCACCGCCCGAACGTAGTACTCGTAGTACTTGCCGCTGCCGACAACGTGGCCATTGTCGAAGCCCACGTTCCAAGCGCTGCTCGCATTGGACTCAGTGGCCGTATGGTACCATGAATCATGCAATGGTGCCCCGCCTAACTCTCTGAGTTTTGAATTGATTGCGTCTTTGTAGATATACATGGCCATGCCCTCTTCCTTCGTGAAGAGTCGCATTTCTTTTTGTAAGGCATATTTCATGCCGTTATACCACGTCATTGGTGTTGGCGCATCATACAAGTCGATAAGAATATCAACCTTTCCAAGATGGAATCGCAAAAACCTTTCGCCATCTTTTAGGTATAATGTCAGCATATCGCCATCATAATCGTGAACTTCGGGCATTCTACAGACTGGCATTATAACATCAGTCATTGCTATTTCTATTTCTGTAAGATTTGGTAGAACACCTTTTTCGTCCATTAAGACTTGGGCTATTCCGTCAAGTCCGGGTGACACAACCGGAATGGGTGCCGTTCTACCTGCTATGTACACATTGTACAGATTCGCTTTCATATTGCTCATAATTACCTCTTGTTTGTGTGTTAATGATATTTTTTTGTTATCCCAAGACAATCACGTTTTCGTTTTCATTATTGTCATGGGCCATAGGGGGGAATTGTCCTCCGAAGATGTCCTCTTTGGGAGAAAACCCGAAGAACAGAGTGTGATATCCGTTACCCTCATCATCGTCGCTGATGAGAATTGTTTTGTTGCCGTTTCCGAGCTTGCGTTGCTCTTTGCACAAATCAAATAATTTGTTTACCGTAATTCCTTTTCTTTGCATGGTGTTTGATGGTTTTTGTCTGTCCTTTTGCTTGTTTTTAACAAAGTAATAAAAAACCCGGGCAGTATTACTACCCGGGCAAACAAATTTATGGTTACTGTGTTAAAAAAACACAATGCTACAAAAGAGTGTAGCGCTGCAAAATTACGAAATTATTCTTTTCTTGGTGAATTATTTTGTTATCCTTCTATCATAGACTTTAGTCTATTCATCTTTTCTTGCGCTGCGGTTATGTCATCTTGTATTTCAGATATAAGATGAACCATAGACGCTGTGTCTTTTCTTGGGGCGCCCCCCATGTATTTAGGGCCCGTTCCTTTAACGAGCCAATCAAGCGAAACCCCGTAGTCAAGGCAGACGCGATACATCATCTTCTCCGGCATTGGGTTTTTGCCTTTGATGATGCTATTGAGCATTTGTCTTGAAACGCCGTACATATCGGCAAATTCCGCCTGTTTCTTATTCAGGTCTTCCAATAATTCGATTATACGGAGTCCGATTGAATTATCCTCGCTGACTTTATCTGCTGTTACTTCTGTGTGAGTAAATCTTGCGCCTCGTCCAGTCATGAGCCAGTCGTATGACACGTCATGTGTCTGACATATTTTATCAGCCAACTTCTTTGACAAGTTGTTGCGCCCTGTCAACACAGCGCCAACAGTCGGCTGCGAAACTCCAAGAGAATCAGCGAATTGTTTCTGATTCATATCGAGCTTGTTCATAAGCCATGAAATACGCTTCCTTTGTCTATCCTCTTCTTTCATGTCAGAAAATTTTTGCAAAAATAATAAAAATAACCCTTGTCAATGTTAAATAATTATCAACTTTGATGTTGTTATGAATGTAATACTCTGATATACACCAACATACGGCTATTTGTCAACGATGTAAACTGTTTTGATTCTCGCACGCTTATATACATGAAGTCTTGAGAATCCAACATATTTCAATTCTCTAAATAAAGCGATGTATTCCTTCCTAACAGCAGGCTTTGTGAGCCGCATTATGCGACGGTATTCAACAAAGAAGCGGCGGGAATTGTGGGAATACCCCAGCGTTCTCCCTTCTCCGTCCTTTATCTCCGGAAATACGGCCACAGTTTCGCCATCGTCATACGTCCTGAATACAACTCTCGTTATTTTACCGTCCATAACATCCTCCCTTTATTTGATGGTTACGAATTTAATCCAATAGTGTTCTGTTTCGATTTCTTGATCATTCAGCATTTGCTGATACTCTAATGGTGTCAAGCAATAACCGATGATATCACGCTCTGCTTTAAGAGCCAACATGAATGCCTCATCGTTATCCATATTTTCAATGTCCGGTCTTGCGAAATAGTCAATGTCAAACAGCAATATGGCTGGACCGGCTGGCAGCTCCCCGTCGCAAGTACCATAAGGGCACTCCGTGTCATCGGTGATTTCGTCCAGATTCGTTATGTTGAGGTAATCCTCCAGATTATCTTTTATTTTTCCAATTGCTCTCGTTGCAATTGTTTCCTCGTCAGTGTCTTCATCAACCACAATTCTTGTCATGAGTGAGAATGTTACGAGTTTTGCTACTTTATTGTTATACATGGTTATTAAGTTTTTGTTAATCAATCCACTCTTGTCCACAATGCGGACATTCGTTTCTGCATGGAAATTCGTTGATGTATGTCACATTTCTGTGTCTTCGGATATCGGTGTCGCCATAAGTGCATCCGCCAGCTTTAAAAACTCTATCGTATTCTGCCTCCTTTGCCGACAATGCCGCAGTGCTGGATGTCTTGCACACTCCCTTTCTCGATGATGCCATGCTTAGTGATGGCGCATCGCAATCTGAACACCAGTCGCTACAAGTTCCGAAACAATCTTCAAGTGTGTATCTGTCCGCATCTTTACAGCTCATAAACAGGTTCTGTCTGTTGAATCTGAATGTACAATTGAGTTCTATTGGCTCATAATCACCGCTGCCCGAAATAGGATCATAAACGGCGACATTATATTTCCCTTTGAATGTGATTGACCTGTAGTCCTTTCCGTTCAAATTCAGCAAATCCATCAAATCGCACTCAAAGTAAATACGCAGATGCCCGCCGTATGAAGCATTAGCCACAATACTGCTAATTCTATTTGCCATTAGCGAATCCTTGGCGATTCCGAGTTTTCGTCTGATTTTTGCCGAAGCCGCCGCCTCGCTTTCGCCTCTCCACGGACGGCAAAGAAATGCTTCATGCCAGCCATCCACTTCGATGCCAAGGTCATAGAAATAAACCTGATTTCGGGTGTTACGCAGCAGGTCTTTTATCGGTGTGCTGGTATCGTGGTCCCAGAGCCATTCCTGAATTTCATCAAAATAATCATCGAATATATACCCAAAGCCGGCTTTGTTCATGTTCTTTTGAATCTCTTCCATGTAGTACTTTTCAGGACAATCCCACCAGTCGAACACAGCCTCTGACAATGGATAGATATTATTCTTTTGTACGCATTTGTTGATTAAATCCAGGTGCTCTGACAGGTCATCCATATAATCAACATGATACAAATCAACCGAAGCGGGGACAAAATGCTCCCATATAGGCATGAATGTCCTTTCTTGCATTTCCATAACTAAATTTTTATAGGTTAATAATTTTATTCTTCAATCGCCTGTTTCTGCATTGTCATCCATATAGTTCGTGGCTCTTGATTGGGCTATCAATGCATAGACTTCAGCTGATGTCAAATGAACAAGCTGCGGATACATGGCAAGAATCTCATAGCAAATGTCATCGTCAGACATTTCCGGGCAATTGCAAACCATGTAATCAACCTCGGAATTGATTTCGTACATTAAATCTTCTTGTTCTTTCTTTTTTTTAGCAGATATTTTTGTATTGTGCTTTTTTGAGCCCGTCTGCTTATGATAGTTATAGCCGTCGTAGGTTCCATGCAATTCCCGGCCATAGAATCCGCCATAAGGATAACCGCCATATCTGCCATAGCCATAAATACTCACTTCCGCTTCGTGAGGATAAGTCTTTGTGCAACAGTGAAGGATGTTTCTTACAAACGCAAGACACCAGACCACATCGCTGATAACAATAAACTCATGGCTCGTGTGTGGCTCATAATATCCGCAACTCATATTTGCCGCTGACACTTTCAATCCGTTTTCTTTGAGTGTCATCACGTCGGTCATCAGTCCGTGCTCTTCTTCATAACCGAACAGGTCAAGTCCGGCATCTTGCACAAACTCGTCGGAACACAGTTCCACGCATCCCGCATCCGTGATAAAATCGTTTCTGCCCTTTCTGTCACATTGCAGCACATACATGCAATCATTAAAGAATGCCATGTCGCATCGCGAACTTCCTACACACCCGACCTCTTCGCCAACAAAGAAGACGCATTTGAGATTTTCTTCACTTCTCAGACAGCACAACGCAATCCAAATACCAACCTTGTCATCTGCCCCAAGACCCTCCATCTGCTTGTTTAAAGGGCTGTACCCAAACATTATTTCGTCATTCTCTATCACTCTGAAATCTTTGGAATGAATCTCCTGTACTTGGTCCATGTGGGCCACGATACACGGATATTTGTCTGTCATACCTTTGGTAACATACAAATTGCCGGTCTGGTCACAAACCCATTCTGCGCTTGGTACATTTGACTTAACCCAATCAATGATAAATTCGCGCATTTCGCTTTCTTCATCCGATGGCGAGTGTATTGTAAATAATTTCTTTAGCAGTTTCTTTGCTTCCATGTCTTGTTGTTTTTAAAGGTTCTGTGTGATTTTTATTCCAGATAAATTGCAGGCCGCCTCAAAACAGCCGTTTCTGTAAAAGTCCTTAGGTCTGAAGATATATCTTCCCAACTGCGGAAATTCATCTTCCTTTACGCATTCAGTTGTGTAGTAGTTTTCGATAAACTCATAGCCATCCCATTCCATTACTGCTGTTACGTTTTCTCTTTCTTCGTATTTCCCGGAATCCTCGCAATAGACCATATCATGCTCACTCGCATATCTTTCTTCAGCCTTGCGCTTGCAACTTGAGCAGCAATAATCCCCGCCAGTAAGCTCCGAATGATAGCCATTCTTGGTAACATAAGCCTCGTCACATTCATCGCAGTAGCTCACAAGGCTGTTGTGATAATAATCACCGTCTATTTCCTCGAAATCGTCAAGGTCGTCATCAGCACACGACATCCATCTGCCGTCGTAATACACTTGTACCACAGAAGATGTTGTGTGTCTGCTGTGATAATCGTCATAATTTCTGTCATCTTCCATATATCCGTTAGTCACAGCCAAATTATGTGAATAACAGGCATCATCATAATTATAAGCCATCTGGGAATCATAATCAAAATACTTGAAGCTGTCCTGATAGCTTACATGTTCATCATAGTCCAAATTACAGTGAATTTTAAATCTTTTGTCACGCAGGCTATTTCCGTTGATGTCAACAAAGTTGCGCTCGTCATGGCAATCGGCACCGACACGCTTATATCCGTCAATCAATCCTTCTTGTATCAACGCATTAACTAACGAGACTTTCAATGTCTCATCTTGGCCGCTGGAGTACTGTCTCTCTGCCAATCTCCACTCTTTGCCGTCTTGGTCTAAAACCTTGTTGTAGATGACACATCTTGCCACCATGTCACCGTCTTCGTCTTCAAGCCATGCTGCCGTAGCATCCACGCTCTCGGTATAGAAATCGTAGTAATCCTCGTCCATCATGCACGAATGAAAATCACCTTTGATGTCGTCTCTGGTGTAAATACGCTCAAAATCACTGGAACTGTCACCATAATGCAATGTGTAATTCTTTACGTACTGCTGTGCATAAGCAGCCCAGTCTCTCGCAAACTCTTCACACAGCCAAGTCAGCACCGGGGCTGGCATAATTTTACCGTATTTGCTCTCCAACACAACCATTCGGAAGAATTTTCCGGCTTTCATCTTAAAAGTCTGCCTCTTTCCGATATTATAATAGCGTATGCTTCTGACGTCGCCATCCTCGCACACTCCGCGTCGGTCGTCTATCTGATACTTGTCACTGTACATGGTATAACCGCACAGTTCAATTATGTCGCCGTGGGGGTCAATAGTAATGCTATTCAGTACCTCTCTTTTCAAGACATTCATGTCCGATATGTCAAGATACTGATAGTTGTTGTTGTTTTTTGCTAACTCCCATGCCATCTGGGATTTTGCATAGGCAAGTATGATTTTTTTCTTGCCATTATTGGCGTAGTATTTCTTTTTGAAACCCTCAACGCCTTTAAAGTTATAGTATAACATATTTCCGTGTTTTTAATATTATTGTTCCGTTGACTAATCGCGACGTCAAAGTCGCTCATGTAAAATTCAATATGCTGCCACCGCCCGAACGTAGCTCTCGTAGCACTTGCTGCTGTTGTCAACGTAGCCATTGCTGAAGCCCACGTACCACGCGTAGCTCGTATTGTACTCAGTGGCCGTATGGTACCAATCGTTTCTTAATGGATCTCCACCGACTTGTTTGAGTATTTCGTTAATCTGATCTCTGAATGCGTACATCAGCATTCCCTCTTCTTGAGAAAAGAGTCGCATTCCTCTTTTTTTAGCCCAATCCATAGCGTGGTACCAGTCCATTCTGCCCGGAGCGTCGTACAGGCTTATTTTGATGTCATATTGTGCTATTTTCAAACGGACATATACCGGCCCGTCAGAATTGGTTATTACAGACAATACAGGCGCATTGTCGAAGTCTTTGACGACAACATCCTGCGCCTGCACTATCTCAGTCAAATTTGCGAAAATATCAGGAGTATCGGACAGAATAGCAGATACTCCGGTCAGGTCCTCGGCACCTACGGTTTTGAGAATAGTGGTGCCATGCATGACATTGTATGTATGCAGTGTTTTCATGTTTTACGATGTTTGTGATTGTGAAATTTAGTGTCTTGGCTTTAGGTGTGAATCATCCATGCGTTTGGTTTTGTCAAGCACACGGCATGACTTGTGTCTTTTTCACTCGGCCATCCGTGAAAAAGTATTCCACCCACAATTCCAACGCTTCCGTCGGCTCTGTATTGGGTGAATCCGAATGAGTACTCGTTGCACGAGTCAGTGTAGATTTTGATGTAGGCATCTTCATTGTAACAAGGGGTATCGCCATTATATCCTGTCACCCATGTGAACAGCTGCATCAAGCATTGGCTGAAACTCCTGTCGTCGTGTTTCTTTTCCTCTGATAGACACTTCAATGCCCGTGGAAGTGCCTTCTCTGTGAATTTTAAGTTCATGCGTTTTTATTTTTATTGGTTGATAATCAGTATGTTATTGATTGATACGTCTCTGAATCCCAGCGCAAGCAAAGACTTCTTTGCAGCCCTTACTGCTCTGACACACATGCTTCTTCCATGTGAATTGGGTACAAGAATTGCCGGAACTACATCGAATGTCGATTGAATGCCTTTTGCCTTTTCGTCGGCCATCATTTTGGCGGCAACGGTTTTGGCGCTATCCATCGACGGGAATGACATTCCGGGCACAATGTATTTTTCTCCAGTGAGGTGGTCTATTCTCCTCACATAGTATTGCATAAAATACCCCCCCCCATGTGCTTTCATTTTCTCGCGGTTTCTTGTGGGAAGATGGCTTCCAAATCAGTCTTTGAAACGAACACAAAGTCCAATATAACCATTATAAGCGTTGCAATGCCAATATACTGGACTGTCGCATTGTCAAACAAGCTGTCGATAGTACTGAAAAACACTGCCGCCAGCACAATTGTAGTGTAAACCATAACCTTTTTCATAACATTCTCCTTTCTGATTTAGAATGCTATTGCCCCAAGTTCAATGCAGTCCAGATACTCGTCGGTCTCGGCGATCACGTCGTACCATGTGTCTGGGTCGTCCTCACTGATCATCTGAAGCAATGCGGTTTCCGCGTTTTTCATTTCGAGCATTTCCAAGTATTCGCTCTCTGATTTCTGTGCTCCGGCATAATAGCCGCACAGTGCGACCGTGATGACGACCGCAATTGCAATAATGTTTCTTTTCATAGTGTTTTCCTCCTTAAAGTATTTCAAAAGTTAGATTTGCATTGACGTCGAAGAAGCCTTCCTCAAAATCATTACTAAAGCACCCGTCTTCACGGAAAATCATCGTATGGTCCGAACTTCTCTTGTATCTTCCGCTGTACACCGTGACGCTCTTGCAGAACTCCGCAAATGCCTCCTTCGATTCCCTCGCTTTGCGTGCCGCGAGTACTTGCATGGCGCGGATGTCATATTCTGCCATGTACATGAGCTCTCCGTGTATTTCCACAGCCACCTTGTTTGTGCGGTATTTCCCGACCTCTTTCAGAATTAGCCTTTTCTGTTTGAGTATTTCCCTCGTCGCCCTGTTCATTGCGCCCCCTCCTTGTCTTTAATCGCCATGTATGTTTCTTTTTGACATGGCCACATCTTCTCAATCATGAGTTTTCTTCTCTCGTTCATTTCGTCAGTGGACAGTTCTCCCGTCAGGCAATGCTTCACGTTGAGTGGGATTTCGTAGCCAATCCCTTTTGTTTTGCCCGTTTCCTCATTGTCGTATCTTCCGCAATATTTGGGGTTTGTTCCATGTTCGGGCATTCCCCAAAAGATATAGTCACGAATCCAGCTTAGGTCGTGTTCCTCCTGTTCGTTTTCGGCTTCAAACCACCAACCGACGAGTACTTTCTTGTTCTCGCCATTTCTTGCATAGTCCATTATTAGTTTCATATTTTTTCCTCCTATTTTTGTAATTCTTTGAGTTTCTTTTTCAGTGCATGGTGAGCCTTCATCATCTGGCCGAATGTCACCGGTGACTTGCACCGGAACATATAGAAGTCGAATTTGTCCAGAAAATCTTCCGTAAGGCTCATTACGGCCTTGTTGATAGTATTGTCCATAGCATTGGTTTTTGCATTACGCCTCACGTATGGTGCGTATCTGTGTGTCGGGCGGAATAGTCCCATATAGTTTGTTCATGGCGTCGGCCTGTGTCTCGGCCCACACGTCTTTGAATTCGCATTTCCTGTCACTGACAAGATATGCCGTGAATTTGCGTAATTTACTCATATTCTGAAGTTTTTTGATTTGTTTCGTGTTTCTATATACAGCCCGGCGCATAATTAAAAGCGTCCGGAAACGGGCGTCCCGGACGCTTCAGTGCCGCTGGGTGAGTGTTTGGGCACACTATACCAAGCGACCGCATGAACCGAGTATTGTAAAACAGAGCATATTGAAAGGTGTCTAATTTTTGAGCAATACCAGTATCTGGTCAGCCCTCAGCAGCTTCGGGAGGTCGGAACGCCTTGGTTTTGCGTCTTCAAAGATACGCTCAGCATCCGTTTTCCTACGTCCGCGCACAGGGATGGCCCATGTCACTGGTACACGCTGGACCGGTACAAGCATATTCCATACCTGCTTCCAGTTGTCCCATGTGACCAGCATAAAGTCGTGACCGTCATACCATACCATACGCCCCCCGGAGTACTTCATGCGTTGCCCTATAATCTCGGCAAACATACGGTTTCTCTCCGCTGGCTGTTGCATGATATCCGTGTCACCGAATACATCCCGGCACACAAAGAACGGCTTCCTGTCGCGGAGATACGCCTCCACGCACATGTCAGGGCATTCGTATCCCAGCGCCCCCAAAAACTGGTATTTCATCGTGTTTCTCATGTCTTTATGTTTTTAAATTGCATAGTTGTCCCGTGCGGTCTCGCTCCGCATCGTCCCCGGAATTCCGTTCCGGCAGGACACAGTACGCCCGTCATACCCCCGATAAACGCTATTGGCCGGGCGCTTCTATCCCTGTAAATATGTGGAAATGTGCGGGCACAATTCGCCCCGGAAACGCACCTCCCCCGAAAAATTTCAAGGGTCGCGCGTTACAAAAACCGCACACGGGCACGCCGGCGCCGTGTGCGTATATACGTAAACAACCCAGCCCTGCAGGGTTGTGTCCTGCAGGGTGTCGCTGGGTGTCTTTGTGTCGTTGTCTTATGCAGCCTTCCCAGCTGGTTTTTTGTTTGTGTTTCGTGTTTCGTTTGTCTTTGCAGCTGTACCCTCCTCCAACAATTGACGTCGGTTGTAAAATTCATTTTCACGGACTGTGACTGCAGCCTCAAGTGCAAACTTTGCAAGGGTGTGAATTTCCGCGCGTCGGTTTGCGCTGGGTTTACTCCAGATCTCCGCAATTTTGCGAGGGGACAAACAAAGTAAAGATTTTAAATTTTGATTTTCAACCTTAAGCAACGGGATGAATTTTCCGTCTTTGTTTGTGTAACCTAAAAAATAGTCGGTTTTGAAGTTAGCAATTAAGCGTTTTACTGCAGGCGTGTTAAACACGTCGTTTGTGGTTGTACCGTCTTTTGCGGTTGTTGTTACGATGTTTCCTTCTTCATCCTTAACAAAATCAAACTTCAGTTTAATTTCATTAATTATCGTTTCATCAGATACAATTGAGTTGATTGCAGCCTTAAAAACTGGAAGAATTTCATTTTTGTTGATTTTTCCAAGTTCAACAAACGTTGTGTTTGTGTCGTTGTCCTTGTTAAGTGTTTCCTTCAGGACTACAGCGCAATTTGGTTGAAATTTTACATCTTTTGCGCTTGTGTTTTTCTTAATGTTAGTAACCAT